CTTCATTTTCTTTGATAAAGTTCATAAAGGTCTCTTTGTCCGCTACGCTAGCGGTACTTCTAGTCGATGAGTACGCAGTTCCAAACTCAGTTTTGCATGAGTCCATACCTGTTTGTTCAAAGACTTGTAGCAGCTTGCTTTCGATTTTGTCTAGGACTTCATCAACTTTTGCTGCTTTAAAATCATACTCGTGCTTGAGTGCGTACTTCTTGTCTCTAAGCTCGATGTACTTTGCCACTAAATCATTTAGCTTCATACTTCCTCCTGTTATACATCTTTCATCATATCTAACAAAAGACCCTGCATTTTCTGCTTTGTTTTAAGTCGTTCATAGATACGTCGTTCTACTTCTGATGCTGCTATATGGACAATTACTGTTGTCCTTGTTTGCCCTGGTCTTCTAACTCGTGCACAGGCTTGTTCATATGTATCATTAGAGTGAACTGGAGCATACCAAACAATTGTCGTTGCCGCAGTTAGGGTTAACCCATGGCTCATAGTTCCGGGGTTTGCCACAATTACATGCGGATCAGGTCGCTTTTGAAATGAATCAAATATCTCATCTCGTGCGTTCTTTGGTGTTTCTCCATGCACTACTGCTACATCCCAGTGGTGTCTAAGCTGCTCAGCTACATGTTCTAATACTGCAGTTAGCGGTACGAACACAATGACTTTACCTTCAGACTCCTCAATCACTTCCTTCAATACTTCGATACGATGATTACACGGGATAGCAATTGTACTACCATCTGCTGCATATGCCATACCACAAGCAATCTGTACTAATTTATTAGCTTTAACTGCTTCGTTTACTGCTAATACTTCACCACCTGCTACTTCTGTTTTGAGCTTACTGAGCATCTCTTTGTATGCTTTCTTCTGCTCGTCAGACATCTCAACATCACGACTCATAAAGGTCTGCGGGGGTAAATCTGTACAGTCATCTAGTGAGTAACGTATAGCTGGCTGCATCCATTCTTTTATTACATCGTTGGCGTTGTCTCTAGCTACCCACTTGAATGGACTAATCTGACGCATCAAAGCATCACGTGCCTTAGTAAAGTAACTTGGAACATTACCCGCTAATGGGTTAACTAACTTGCATTGTGCCCATGCATCAGTAGGTGCATTAGGTGTTGGCATACCAGTCAAAGCCCATATACGGCGATTAGTTTGCTTGTTCGCTATGGCATTCATCGTCTTCCAACGATTGGTACTACCGTTACGGAACATAGCTACTTCGTCAATAATTAATAGGTCAATATCAGGACGCTTCTTAAGGTCTTCCTCAATAGTTTTTAAGCCATCAATGTTTATGATGTACAAATGAGAATCAGTCTTAAGTAACTTTTGCCTACGCTCACGACTACCATACAATACTGTTGCATCTAGGTGTGGGAAAGTCTTGAATACTTCGTCAGCCCATGTACGTTCCATGGTTGATAACGGACAAATAATAAGAGCTTTCTTTACCTGCTTACGGCTACGCATATAGTCATAAGCCCACAACGAACTAACTGTCTTGCCTGTGCCCATGCTGTTAAGAATGAAGCATCGGTTGTGCATTGTTACAAAGTTAGCTGTCTCGATCTGTGCTGCAAATGGATCGAACTTACCACCTGCCTTAGGCCACACATAGTTCATCTTCATCGGATCAGGTACATCGTATCCGAGTTGACGCAGTATGCGTGTTTCATCAGGCCTGTGTGGTACTGCTACTATATCTTGACCCTTATGCTGGATCATTTTTGCCGTTGGTATTACTGTCGTAATCCGCTTGGGCTTACGCAGTTTAAGGAGGACTGCCTCCTTTTGTTTCACTATCGTTGCCATGTTCCATCCTCATTGCTACCCGAATTGCAGTTACTCTGTCTTCTATCGGGGTAAATTCGTCAAACGTCATATCGCACACTGTAGACTTATTTTTTACTAAAACGTATCGTATATCCATAGTGCGTGGATCTAAGAAATGCTCTACTTGATCTACTCCAAATATTTCTACAAGGAGCATCTCTTCAGCTAAACGATTAAGGGTTGTAGCCACTCTTTCCTTTTCTCCAACCACGATTGGCAGTTTGAGATTTAACAGCTAAATTCCCATCGCCATTACCACCGTTGCGCTTCAATGGGGTCTTATGATCTACGTCTTTACCATCGCCCTTACTTACCTTACCTGCTTTTTCTAACTTGGCACGGGCTTGGTTACGCTTAACTCTATTTGCTACTTCTTCAGGCTTAGCGTTGTACGCTTTATCGTACGCTGCTTTCTTAGCTCCACCTTTGTTCATTTACGTTTCCTTTCAAGTTCCCAACGGTCACGGTGTTCTGCATCACACCATCTTTTAGGCGACTCTAGTGGCTCGCCACAAAACAAACATTCGCCCGTATAAACTGCTTCGGGCTTCTTCGCTCGTATTTCTCGTAACGCTAGCTCTTCGCTAAGCGCCACTAAATCATTTGCTGTATCTACAATATCAGCCATTTAGTAATTCCTCTAATTTCTTGGGGTCGTCAATAACTACAGCTATTCCGCCATGAGCATTGATCTCCTTGATAACCCTCTCTTGGTTTGGGGTTGTATCATGTATTTTACCCTTGGCTTTTGCTTCGACACCAAGAAATTTTCCATTCCATATACATACAAAATCAGGAATACCGTGGGCTGAGAACGGCCCTGCTACTGGCATATAGAACCAAATACCGTGGGCTTTCAGGACTTTCTTAATACCATCCTTTACTTTGCCCTCAGGTGTTTGTGCCATTACTTCTTATCCTTGTAGTAATCACACGTCTTCACAGGACACCAACCATTACATAAGCCTGACGGCTTACATGGCCATTTGTCACGTTGGTACGCATCTTCTAACTTAATTACTCTTGGTAAGAATCCCTGCCATATCTTAGATATGTCTGCTCTTGTAAACTTTTCTTTGTCAATCCGTTTATCTTTGAGCCAAACAAATCCTGTCTCCACTTCTTTCACATGCGGGAAGCATGCAAATGTATACGCTGCATATAACTCTAACTGTTCTGTCGGCTTACGCTTGCCAGTTTTGTAGTCAAGGTTAATAGCTTTTGATTCATGCACGATGATTAAGTCGGCAATACCACGAGACCATGATTCCCACCAATCGCAGGCTTCAAAGTTCTCATCGACTGACATCTTGTACTCGCACAGCTTATCCCCTGGCAGCGCAGCTAACTTCGCTGCTAGACCTTCCCACTGCTGCATACCCTCAGGAAGAGGTTTGCCATCTCTGACTCGTTCTTCTAGAGCAGTATGAACTGACTCGCCCCACTTAATAGCTTCTGTTGGAGGCTCTTTAATATCTCGTTTGACCCTCGTATGGTAAAACTGTCTTGGGCAAGTCTCGAACTTTTCTAGTCCTGAGAATGTCCATGCATTAGGTAGCGCCATGTAATCTCCAATGGGTAATACCGCTAGATGCGGTTTATATATCTTACACTACTTTATTTGCAATCACCATAAGAATCGCCGTAAGCTGCTTCACAGGCAATCGGTAGGTCAGAACACCAAGATGGAGGAACAGACATCGCCTTCTCCATGTACTCGACGCACTTGCCTACTGCTACCTCAGGTACACAAGCTACAACCTCGTCATGTACTGTCAAGACAACTTTAAACCTATTGTTCTTAGAGTCTTTCTTGCGGAACTGCTGATCGATCTTAGCCATCTGATCAAACACGATAATCCTAGCCAAGGCTTGCACCACGTTCTCAATTACCTTACCGCCATAAATCTTGTTAGCCCCGTAGCGTGCATCATATAAGTATTCGTTACCTGACTTACGCAGATTAGGGTAGTTAACAAACATCCCATTAGGTAGGTATATCTTATTGTCTTTGCACTTAAGCTTAATCCCTACACCTAACTCAAAGTCGTATCCCTTAATCATGGCATCTAAGGCTTGCTGACCTTGCTTCCATAAAGCTACGATCATAGGGTACTTTTGACGATAGAGGCTAACTACACGCTCAGCATCTGATAGGGGCATGTCAACTGATACACCCGCTTGACCAACTTTTAATGTATCTTTGAACTTATCTTTACCCATGCCATAACCTAGGCCAAGGATACAGGTTTTACCTACAAACCCTTCAACGAAGTCAGGGAATGTTTCTTTACCATCGACAATCTCCATACGTTTGCGGTTGATAGGTCGCTCATATACTGCTGTAGCAAACTCTGAGTAGATGTCTACCTTGTTACGAAACGCTTCAACAAGAGCTTCCTCGCCAGCAAACCACGCAACGACACGGGCTTCGATTTGGGCTGAGTCAGACGCCACAAGTTTATGCTTCTCAGGCGCTCGCATACTTTTACGGAGCTCACCGCCCCGTGGGAGATTTTGCAGATTGATCTTGTCCCCGCCAGACGCCCGACCTGTATGCGCCCCATAGTAATTAAGGAGGATTGGGAGCGGGCCTCGTTCGGCAATGCCAATGAAACTCTGCGTTCGGGTCTCCTCCAAGGTACTTTTGATACCGAGACGTGCTGAGACGACAGCCTGAACCCTGTCATCCTCATGATCGAGAAGCTTCTTGAACTCGGGATCTGTTTTTCCAAACGCATATGCTTCCTTTCCAGTGCGTAAACTAATCTTCATAGGAGGTTCAACTCCCATCTTCTTTAATACTTCAGCAAACTGTGGGTTACTCATCAATGCATCACGACCGATCGTGTTGCATATCCTATCCATTAGGATTTCTTTCTTGCGCTGAATGTTAATTAAGTGTGTCTCAAGTTTGCCTGCATCGAGCTCCAGCACTGGGTCAATAAACATCCGAAGCATGAGGTCAATCATGTACATCTCTTTAGTGGGAATCTCAGGCTTTAGTAACTTAAATAATGTGTAAGTAAGTTCTGTATCGTTCTTACAATACTCACCATACTGGCGTAACTGTTCCTCTGAGAAGTCTGCACGACGTAAACCTAATGCGTTTAGAACCTCCGTGCCTTTCGTACCGATGCCATAGTGCTTTGCAAGCGCTGCCAAACTACCACCAACACTAAGCCCGTGTAATGGGCGAGACATAGAAAGAGTATCCATATAATACTTAGGCTCAATGCCAAAACGCCAAGCAAGGATAGCACCATCAAATGCAGTGTTATGGCAAACCAAATTAGCTTCTTTCCAAGGTATTGCATTTAACCATTCCTTTGTTTCCTCCATAGACCCACTGAACCAATCAGTAGGGTAATCATCTACCTTGACAGCTACACCGATAACCTCGAACTGTGGATCACGAATGTATGCTTCCGTAGTGTATTTCTTAAGACCGTAATCTTTACTGTAATAAGTCTCGAAGTCGAGTGTAACTAATCTAGTCATTTTGTTGTGTCCAGTTTATGTTGCAACCATGTGCGCAAATGCCTTGCCTGTACTATTAGCTCAGCCGATAGCTTCTCAGCTTCTTTATAGCGTTCTTTAAGCACGAGGTCATTGATCTTCCTTTTGAGCTTACTTGTTTCTAATGCATAAGTTGCGTAATCAAACATAATTTATCCTAATAAAAAAGGGCAATAACCCCAGCCATATACATGACCACGGCTACTGCTTCAACTAAAAATAACGGCATGTCTTTCTGTGCCCAGCCTGCCCATGCCCAAAGAGCACTACCAATCAAACTCAGGACGATATTGATAGGGTAGATGTTGAAACTCGTCAAACAAATGCCAGTCAAACACAGGAATGTTCCCGCCCATTTAATACCTCTCAAAATAAAGCCTCCTCAAATTTGTACGGCTCAGGCTTTCTTATGAGAACTCTTCTTACTGACCACTGCGGCCTTAGCTTTAGCAAGTCCTGAGCTTCTTCCTTTCGTCGTACTACTCGCATTAGCTCGTTGTTCTCGTCCCTTAGCTGGTACTGGTGCATAGGTTTTAATTCCTTCTTCAATCATCTTGATGATGCCCCACTGCATAATACATTCCATAGCAGGTTTGTTGAACCGAACGATTGCATCTGCTGAACCATCAGGATTCTCTTTAGTAATCTTTAAGCTGAACTCGATCTTACTGTCAGGCTCATAGCTTGAGCCACTATCTACAATATGTGGAATATTATTCATGGCATTAAATCCTTTGGTGGTCGGTCATCGCCTTCAGGGTAGGTCTTTGTGTACAACATCAACATACGGATGTTGCACATGACGTGAGCCAAATGGGTTTGACCTGATTCAGGGTCGATGTCTTCCCCACGCTGCCATGATGATAGGTGACGTAGAGCACAAGCTAGAGGAACAGACCAGTCCATGCCTTTAGCCCAGTTCCATGCAGCATACTTCTTCTCACCATAAGCCCATACCCTAGCCTCATCTTCCAATGTGCATAGGGGGATTAGACTCATGTTGGGTTTGTCGTCGTTGTACCGAGCACCAGACCCTTTCTCTGTACTGTTTACGTCACCTACTGCCATCGTTATTCCTCCTGTGGGGTGTGTATGTTATCAACTTCTAGATAATTACGCAAGCGGTTTACCATATTTAATTGCCTAAGTTCTACTATGGCTGTCGGATGGCGAAGATATAAGACTACTATCGACACCACCGAGTTATTCATATTCTTCAGCCGTTCGTCATCAGGGTTTTCCCTTAGTTTCTTCTCCGCAACATGAATTAGGGCTAGTGTTTGAGGGATATTTATTTGTGGCTTCATATGCTTTCTGATAAGGGTTCATACCAAGATGGAGCATAATCTGCACAAGCCTAGACTCGATACGGATTAATCGCTCCTCACTCATACCTGTGCTCCACTCAGGCGGGCAATAACTGCTGCTGACATAACCTCACCTCTGTCAATATTTGCTAGGGCTTCGGCTGCTGCTGAGTCTTTACTACCTGCACGGGCTGTCTTAGTCTCTAAACGAGCAATGTCAGTAGCGTCGAAGTAAGTAGCTACTTCAGGCCATAGCTTGATCGCTTCGTTAGCTGACTTGCATGCATTAAGGAATGTTGTTACCTTGGCTTTAACTGACTCCCAGCGAACGTCAATCTCATGCATACTTGTAGCATAAGTAAGGAGCTCAGCCATTACAGGGTTAGTCGGGTCACACTCTTTGCTTTCATACATTGAAGTCCGTGGTGGAATCGGAAAGCCCATACCACCAGTTACTACTGCACGGAACTCAAAGAAGTTGTCTGATTCACGAGGGCGATTAGAGTCAGGGATTCTAAACTTCATACTGACTGACTCGGTATGACTGAGCCACTCGGTAGGTAATTGTTTGTATAGGGCGGTATGCTGCCCCCAGTAGGTTTGCATAAAGAACGGATCAGTATTTGCGATATGTAACTTAGGTCGCTCTTGCCCTAAGGTCTTAGCTTCCGCACGGTGCATCGCATCAATTTTGCTATTAACACGTGCCATAAAGTCTCTTGAAATTCCTACAAATGCCATGGTAATTCTCCTATTAAGTTAGTAAGTTATGCTGTTTCTAAAACGTCTAATTCATTTAATACTATGGTTTCCCATATTGCTTCTCTAGATGTAAGTGCTTCATACTCATCCCGTAACTTGCTATACAGGTCTTGCATGTAGCCCCTACAAATATCTGTTACGTCTTCTTCAAGTGCTTTCCACTCGATCTGTAATACATCTTCCATTGCTTCATACACTTCATACCTTGTACTACCTTCTTCGTAGTTGTTATAGGTATCTGCTATAAGGTTAACGCTTACCGTATTCTCATGAGAGTATCGACTACTACCACGGGTTATCTCAGCCCATAGTTCTCCCTGCCCTGCAAAGAATGTAGCACCCATAAAGTATTCTTCCATGCCGTTAACTTTAAGGAACTGAATCATATCGACTCGACCTGTAAAGCTAGCTCCATCACCTTGTGAATAAAACCCTGAGAAGTTTATTTCATCTACGGTAATACCTTTAAGTTGCATCTCAATTTTGAACTCATCATATGTGTACTCCCACCAGTCGTGATCTACATTGATGTCACAGTACTTCTCGATTAACTCGTCTTTGATTTCGCTTTCTGTATCCTGCATTTGTGATCTCCCATTTGATACACGGCTAGTAGCCATGCTTTTGCTTCATCTTCTGTGTCAAAAAATTGTGGGTCTTCAGACCAAAACGGATCTGCTAACCAGCCAAGGTGTTGTCCTGCTAGCGTTCGAGCAACTCGCCCTACCTTATACATATCGTCAAACAGCTCACCATTGTCCCAATGTATTGGCAAAACCATATCAGTAAATGGTGTTTCTTTAGCCATGTTGAATGGAAATGCTTTTAAGATATTCATCTCATCCTCGTCACTGCTAATAAATATGCCATTGCTTCTTCCTGTGAATCATGTGTAGTTTCTCTTCGATCTCCCGCTGGAACTTTGCGGAACTCTTCAGCTTTCCATAACTCTTGTGCATAAACTTTGTATACTCTCCCACATGACTGATCCCCAAAAGCTTGGTTACTACTTTCTAACATTAGAATTACTAAGCCAATCCCCCGCCCATGTATTTCTTTCTCCCAGTAGTAGTGATTCATTGCAATCTCAATGGTTGTATGGGTTCGATGGGTCTAATGGGTTCAATACGCAGTTCAGGCATTGGTGCTGGGTAAGGTAGTCCCATCGGTTGTGGTGGATTTGGCCCATTCGTTGCTGCACTACCCATCGGCCTGCCTACTGCATCTGAATAGAATGTTTGGTTTCCATAAGTCCATGCTTGACCTGCTGGCTGACCCCATCTATCGGTGTAATAAGTAGACTGCTGAGCTTTTGCATTAGGGGTGAAGTGGACGATTGCAGCAAAACTACACGCTACCACCATCGCATAAAATAGTTTGTTCATTTCTTTTTGTCCTTTGGTTCAGGCTGTGGTGCTGGGATTGTGACTAAGTGATAGGTGCAACTCATCGGTGCTTCTCCATACCTAAACATTCCCATGATCTGACAGTCTTTTATGATTGACCAGTAAGTAGACTGTTGCCCTAAGATCAAGCCAATCGCTAGACCCGTTGAGAACACCCATATCCATCGCTTAATCGTTGTCATAATCTTCTGCCTGTTTACGAATACGACGAGTTGCCGCATCGATCGCTTCAGTCCATCCTTTTTGATACGCATCTGATACCTCCTTTGATAACCGCATGATCTCGGTCTGTTGTATGTCAATCTGTTTACGAAGCATCTGCTCCATATCATTTAAGTCTTCTACTTCGATCCATCCTACAAACGGTACTGGTATTTTCATGATTGCTCCATCTTCTTAATGTTGCGTTTGATCTTAGCCATCATGTGCGAAGTAACGGCCTCCTGTGCTATCTCGTCCATCCTAAGCTTATCTTGTAGTAACTGCGGTACTAGCTCTTCGGATTGCTTTTTAACTTGCTTTAAGATTTCTTCTCTAATAGTTTCAGGAACCCAATACGAATCCATCATGCTAGCTAGTCGCTGAGCAACGCTATTTTTCATCTTGTCTTTGATGATCGAGTTTAGATACCCTTTGAGGTCTTCCTCTCCAATTTCAAATTCGAATTTCATCATTTCTCCATTCGTTGCACTACTTCAAACGCCGTAGTAATCTCGGGGTGATTCTCTTCAATGTAATCAATAAGCGTCTGATACTCCTTAATAATCTGCTGAGCTTCTAGCCAATCTTCTCGTAGCTGTTTGTTAGCTTCTTCCAAGCGGATGACTTCTTTATTAGCATCTTCTAATTCATCTTCAATCTGTTCAATGGCATCACTTATTTTTCCCATACTTCCTCCAGTACTTTTTCAATTACGGCTTCAGCTTTATTACTTTCGTCGTACATCCCCAACGACCATGGTTTATATGGGTCACTATCTCTAAGTAAGATAGCTTCGTACACTCCTTGCTCAACATGGGTAATCTTTGCTATCGTTCCGCCGAATCTATTACTAAAAGAACAATTGCCCCCGATGTAATACCTCCACTCATAGTCAGCTCTGTCCATCGTCTTCTCCTTTCCATGGTCTATATCGCCCACCTTTATAAAAAGGCTCACGCTCGATCTCCTGCCTAACATTACTTACCCAGTCTTTGAAGCGTGGCACTCTAACTTCACCTTGCTTAATCATGGGTAATACTATATCGAGGATTTCATGTAGCGTGAGATACTTCTTGGGTCTACCCACTTACATCTCCATCTCAAAGTGAACAGTCTCACCATGATCTGCAGTAACGTCAGATGAAATGCACCATACAACTGGATAGCTTGGTGGTTGACCGAATCCTGTGTAGCCGTCTGTTAAGCACACGAATACTGCTGGCTCGATGCCTTTGTTGTTGAGGTAATCAAAACCTGCTGGCATATCAGTACCGCCACCTGAATAGAACTCAAGCTGAACATCAGCACCTTGCTCGAACTCCACATACTTTTGAACATCGGTGTCGGTATAAAGAACATGAACTTTGGTTGGGTTGCACTGCTTGATGATGCGTGATAGGTGGCCGTTGTAATAATCGAGCTCACGCTTAGAAATAGATCCCGATACGTCAACTTGAATAGCTAACTCCCCCATCGCTGGTTCACTCGCTACGCTTGGAAGATATACTCCAGCCCCGATGTGTTTGCGATTAGGCTTAGTCCATGTGTAGTCTTGCTTAACGCAGTCAGTCATGTAACGCTCGAGGATGTCATACCAAGGTGTCTTAACATTCAGAATGTCTGCAACCATCTCGGCTAACTTGCCCGGAAGTTTACCTCGTGCCTTAGCTGCTTGTGCTGCCTGTGCAATCTCGACCTTACCATTAGCTTCGATCTCCTTGATCTCGGACTCTGATAAGTTCTCTTGCATGATGTCATCGCCTAGTCCGTTGTCCCATCCACCGCCTGAACCTCCGCCATCTCCATCTGGTGACTCAGGTAACTCGTCGTAGATAGTCTCAGTAGTCTTGTCTTTACTGCCTTGCATGTCTACTGTGTTTGGAATACGCTGACCTACACCGCAGTCATCGAGCATATCGTTAATCCATGCATCACCTGCATAGTTCCACTTCTGATGGTCACGATGTTTCTTACGCAAGGCATGCTGTCCGACTACATGACCGATCTCATGGCATAAGCCCCATACTAACTGAGGGACAGTCAGGTCTTCTACGAACTTCTCGTTGTAATAGATGTTACCCCGTGCATCAACTGCTAATGTGGGGATGTCGTTGCGTGGTGTTAGTTTGCGTTTGAGCAGAATGCTCGCAAAGAATGGATGATCAAGTACGATCTGTGCCTTCGCCTTGTCTATCTTCGTTACTTGTGTTGCCATGATCTGTATCCTCTAAGTCAGTAAGTTTGATACCACCATTTGTTATTTCTACCTTAACTTTGCCTAATGCAACTCCAATGATTGAACGGGTCAGCATAAGCCCTGCTAATTTGTGTTGCTTAGTCTGTATATAATAATGACCAGCGAAACACCAGCCTATTAGGGCTAACCCCAATAAGTAAATCTCTGTATCAGTCATGCCTATCTCCATGTGAAAGAGAATGTACCGCCCTCTTCGACGAACTGAACTGCTTCCTCACGCTTAGCTGCAATGTCAGGACTATTCATGATGTTTGTAACTTCTGCGTTAATCTCGGTCAAATCATGTGGGTGATCCATATAAAAGTAACCATGTTCTTTGTTGTCTTGAACTTCTTTCTGCAAATACCATGGGGTATGATTCATCTCTCCAGCTAATCGACGAATGACTTTCTCAGCTAGGTACACAGTATTGATCGCTTGTAGTAACTTATCAGATGCGTTCTCCCATCTAATGTAACCACCGTGGTATCGGCTCGAGTCTGCCTTCACAGGCTTTGACTCTTGAATCGTGTAGTTAGGTAAGCCAAAGCGTAGTCGCAGTTGATGATACATAGATGCCGCATCACCTCGTGAATACTTAATATCTCCAGTCTGTAATGCATGAATCACACGCTTCTTAGTGATCGCACCCATCTTGGATGTATCCCATGTAACTACTGTACTGGCGAACGATGGGGTGTTGTGATGCATCAGGTCATACTTGTTCCGTATCGCTACGGGTTCTAAATGTTTCAATGTAGTTCTCCTTCGTGATCGTAATAGTTACCAATGAAGTCTGTCTGCTCTAGCGTTTCACTATTGAATGCTTTCGCCATCATCTGCATGCATGCAACTACCTCCTGTATATCCTCGCCACATGCATTAGCCTTAGTCCAACCTGCTGGGTCATCGTTCTCGTCGTAGAATACTTCGCATACTTCATAGAACGGTGGCTCTTCAGGGTCTTCCTCAACATTTACTACTCGATAGTTCCAGTAGGTCATAACATCACATTACTGTTCTTCACAGCCCATGTTACGAACGCTTTGGTCGTTTTGATCTCAGGCTTTAGCTTCATGGCATCAGACACGCACATCACTTGGAACTCAGGGCTCATCTTATCTACATACTCAGCCACTCGGTCGAAGTTGTCCTTACTAGTCTTATGGGCTAGAGCACCAGTCAACGCATACAGAACTGCTGGGTCTTTAGGAACTTCAGCCTTAGACGGGTTCATCAAGATTGCGTCGATGTTCGGTAATGATTCATAGATACGACGAAAACCTGTGTACTCAGCCGCCGCACCCTCACCTACATCACCTGCTACATTGGCAAAATACAAGTCAGTCGGTAAGTCTGCTGGAATAAGATTCACACGCTCCCATGTGCGAGGGGTCGGGTTGCACTTGTTGTCAGGGTTGAAGTCACTTAACAGGTCAGGACGGAATCGTAAGAACTGAATCAATGTCACATCAATGCCAGCGTTAAGAGCCCACTCAGACCAGTCGTCGATGTTCTCGGTGAATTCCATGTGACGCACACGACCCATGAGCTTACTAACTACTCGGTTCGCACCTGATTTGTCTTGCGTTCGGTTGCCCGTTGCGATGATGTAGGTCTCGGGTGATAGGTGAAGGTCGTTAAGTTTGCGGTCGTAGATCAGACCACATAAGCCGTTCTGCATAGCTGTGTTGCAATCGCTCATCTCCTCGATGATTAACAGGTTACGACCTGTGCGTAGTTGGGCTAACTCTTCTGGCGGGATCCACCGAGTTACATCTCCGTCGTTGCGTGGTGTGCCTAATAAGTCTACTGGGTCACGGAGCGATGCGAAGAACTGAACTACATTGTCGAACTTCATGGAGCTAGCTACGGCTTGTGCTAGTGCACTCTTACCACCGCCAGGTTTACCCTCGATGTACGGAACGACTTTGTTAGTGCTCGCAAACTGAGCTTCGATTGATTTTTGAATGTCTGAGAATTTCATAAGTCCTCTTAAGTTAGTGATTGATACTGCGTTGGAAATAAAAATACCCCGACACTTGCGTATCAGGGTTTACCCTAGGGTAAGGTGTAATTAACTGTCGCTAGGTATGCGACTCGGTCTGCTCGGGGTGTCAATCATATCCCCGAATATATCTTCCATCTTGTAGCCCTGTGCTAAGAGTCTGCGTCTTAACTTACCTAATGCACGCTGCTCGATTTGTCTAACACGCTCTCTCGATGTGCCTAATATGTCAGCAATCTCCGCTAATGTCATGTCTCGCTCATTAACTGTCGGACTATTCGGCTTCCTACCGCCCCCGTTGTTGCCTATGCTCATGATGGTGATACCTTTCACAATGTTACTGGGTTCATGTTATCTACAACCACCTCATAGCCTAATGATTTAATGTGTTTGATGTTTAATGGGGTAAGGGTCTGTTGTTCCAACAGTTTAGCAAATACCTTGGCATTCTCACAGTTGGGGTAAATACTCTGTTGCCCGTAGTTGGTCTTCAGTCTCACATGGATTTGATGGGTCATATGTGTTTACTCCATGCGACTTGCAATGATAGGTGCGAGCCCGTTCCACACCACCTTACGGACTATCTCAGTCTCAAACCAAAAGTCGATCTGATCTCTAGGTCTTGCTTTGTTCTGATGGGTCGTAGTCGTGCGTGAATACTTATCCTTGTTGCCTACCCATACACCCGACTCCTCATCATATACATACATCGGGAAGTGGTTGCCATAAGAAAAGACTGCATAAGTCCTACCCACTTGACCATCTAATGTAGTGTATGTCTGCCACTTGCCCTCCATGGTCTGATTGTTAGTCATGAATGGTCGCTTGCCTTGGACTTCCTTACCTACTTCACTATTAGTTATTCGTGCCATAAGATGTGTCCTCGTCAGTTAATAGTCCCATGTTCTGTGCGTATGTTTGATACGTTTTCCATACAGGTAAGACCTCGCCCAATGCGAAATGTAATGGGTTGAACTCCTTAATCAGGGCCCGCTTATCCCTAGTTACATTCGGTTGTCCTGCCATTGCCTTAAATCTTGATAGCAGTTCCCTCTCTGCATACTTCAATGGGATTCCGTTTGGGAAGTTCTTAGACTTTCGCCCTGTCGGGTAGTTGATTACTTTATTGAGTTTTACGGGTGTGCTCATACTGTTTCTTGCCCTCTGTAATGGTTCATACAGTTAATAGTTGAATCAGCGACAACCTTCCATGCTTCCCAGTTAATTAGATGGTTCTTACCCCAGCCCTCTTCCTCGGCATTAACTTGGTTCGCATACTGCTCGATAGCTGTCAAAACAAACAACTCACTTAATGGGTTTAATGTGGCTATCTGCTTGATTAGTTCTTGGTTAGTTAGTCGTTGCTTACTCATGTTGTCCTCGTTTCTCTCGATTAAATCGTTCTCTTGGGGTTGGTTGTTACCATGTCGGTTGGGTCGTATATAAATTGATACGCACCTTTGTTGTATGGAATGGATACTGTGTATTTGGCAGATCGTAAAATTGCCAGCTTGTTACCACATGGCAGACAAGTAAGTGGTTTGTTTTGGTCTTTCAAAAGGTCTGCTCTTGCTGGTTCGACTTGACCACCTACACACATTGTGCATAAGTAATGATGTGAATTTGACTCAGCGATGTGCCTCATGATAGGTGAACCTCCGAATTTATAGAGTGCCTTGGGCTACTGCGTGGATAAAATGTCCAAGGAAATAGAGAGATGATGCGATTAGGAAATACTTAAACCATTTGTCGGATTGCGTGTGTTTCATGGGATTTTCTCCAGTAGTATCTGCGGATAATAGAAACGGATAATAGGACGCCTTTAAAATCAAGGACTTACAGGCTAATATCCAATATCCGCTAAAATTTTATAGACCCCCCTCATATTGCCATATGTAAAAATATCTCTCTTTACACACGAAGCCACAAGAAGTTTCTATCTATATGTATACCCTTAGAAATAGTGGATAATAGGATAATAGGATAATAGAAGTAAGTAAGTTATTGATTTATATGGAAAAAGTCTATTATCCATGCTGCACTGCACAACGCCTTTGCGGATAATAGCCGGATAATAGGATTCATTCTCATTTAGCCTTAGGTCTGACCCGTTTAGCTAGTTCAAGAACACCTGATTCATTTGGCACATATACATACACCACCTGTGGATTGATACGGGTTTTGGTTGGTGCATAAGAAGCTCGCTTACCTCCACCCTTGAATGGTGTCGGGTTATTCCATTTGGTGCATTGCATGGTTAGACGCATTGGATTAGTCTCGTGTGTATGATGGATTTGATGGGTCGAGTGTATTGAGCCCCGAGGGGTTAGCTCGGGGCGAGATTGCATTAGGCGGCTTTGAGCATACCCTCAGCAGATGTTGCATACACCTCTTGATTGTATTGGTCACGAACCGCAGTCAAGTAGTCATACATAGCAGAGTTCTTGATGGTTACACCTTTGGTGTCATGTTGTTTGAAAGCCGCATCAACACGCTTCATGAACTTAGTAAACATATCTTCGATGTCATACTCAGACACGATAGACTCTTTAGTAGCTGAAGCCCATGAGGTTTCCATAAGCAAGGCTTGATCGAATGTATCTTTAGTTTTGTAGTGGTTGAACTTCTTGTCTTGAGTTGAGTAAGCGAAATTGCCATGCTTTTCCAAGAAAGCCACCAAACTAGCACGACGCACACCACTAGGGAGCACATCAAACAGTTTTTGACCGAAACGAATATCGCCATGCTCGATGGAATAGCCGACTGCCTGAACTGCACATTCTTGGATTGCGGACTGCAATTCACCAGCTGATTTGCCAACGATTGCGATTTTTGCTTCTAAGTCTTTAGCTGAAAATAGAGCCATGATTGATAATTCCTTAAGTAAGTTAGTCAGAATGAAATGTCCTGATAATCAAGGCACTTCATAAAAACCCCTAGTATGTTATGGGTCATACGCTTCGAACGCTTTGACTTTGCATACTAGGGTCGGAATCTTTTCTCTCATAACCCTTGCTTTGTCCCTACACATTTCGGGACTTAGGCACAGATTTTATAGTTTCTGTCCTAATCCTGACAACTTGGTCAGGTGCGATTCGCTCAGGTGTGGCTATACATCTAGCCTTTTACACGGATACTATCTCGCATGGTTTCAGCAAACCCCTTGTGCTTACTAAGTATCTGATGACTCAACATTCAGCACGGGCAACCTACTCGCCATAATCTCAAGGATACTCAGGTAGAGATCAACCCGTAGCAAGGTAAAGCAATCCTTGCACAATAGGCAGAGTGTCAAGTAGACAACTGCTTACCGCTTACTATGGGCAGGGTGTCAAGGGGTAGGGGGGTGGACAACAGGGGGAGGGGGGAGGGGGCGGTGCTTTACGTGTTTCGCATAGAAGGCCCCCTATTTTTAGGTATATACACACCGTATGTATATCTCCCGCAAAGCGCAGCCACATAAGGCCCACAGCATCCACGATGTCACATGTTTGCAACCTATAGGTATAAAAAGCCCAGCCGATTTGATACTCCTAGGTATTAAATGACTCATTAATAAGGCTTTAAGTTATGTAAGGACTCATTAATAAGGCAAAAAGTGTACACTTCAATCGGGTGGTTAAGCCGTCGCTAGAGGATGTAACAAGTAATGAATTTTGCGGCTTTCTGCATTACGAGCTATAGTTACCAAATCTACACCCATGGAGGGAAAGCGGATTCCCGAGCTTCACATACTTTTAACCCCGTAAGTACCTCCACCTCTATATGGCATATACCGACCCAAAAGACCCACGACGCTACGCAGCCTCTAAAAAGTGGTATGAGAAAAATAAGAAGAAGCACCAAGATAACGTAAATCGTAATAAACGAGAGGCCCGAGCTAAATGGCAAACCTATAAAAAAACCCTAAGCTGCGTAAATTGTGGAGAAAACCACCCTGCTACCCTTGACTTCCATCATTTTGACCGGTCAAACCCATTAAACCGTAAGGTCTATAAGCTACTTAATAACGGTAACTACAGGGCAGTAATGGAAGAAATTACATTGAGGTGCGTGGTTTTGTGTAGTAATTGCCATCGAAAACACCATGCAGCAGAGCATAAATATAAGAAAAAGGTTGACACATAGAAACATCGTATATACTATACGCACATGAAACGCAAACCCACAACCACACAAAAGGTACTAATCATGGCTACTAAAGCGCTTAAGGGCATTATGGATTTTTTCAAAGGTCGTGAGACTAAAGCAGAAGAGTCCAAAGAGAAAAAGGCTAGTCCTGCGATGTATGCAAAGGGCGAAAAGAAAGAGGGAGCGAAATCCACTTCAGCCAAAAAACCGATGCGTAGTGCGGCTGCTCCAGCTAAGAAAACTGTTGCTGTTAAAAAACCGGTTGCGAAGAAGAAATAAATTGAAACGTCATAACTTTTTCTTGCCAGACGAGACTGTAGAAGAGCTTAAGCAAGCTGCTCATGAAGACCGTACAACTATGTCTGACCTTATACGCAAAGCGATTTTAGAATACCTCGATGGACGAAGAACTGATTCCGACAGCGCCACCGGCGCTTGATGTACCGCAGGAGTTGATTCTTAACATAGCGATGGGGATGGAAGATCCCAAGGAAGTTGCGTCACGCTATGGATTTGAAGGGCTCAAGTGGGAGAAGCTGCAGTCTTGGAAACCGTTCGCAGATGCTGTAGCGGCGAAGAAGGCTGAGCTTGAGACCAGCGGGATTACGTTCAAAATAAAAGCGAAAGCGCTGACTGAGGATGTGTTCGAAGATGCATACCGAATTGCAAGAGGCAACGATGCGACGCTTTTACAAAAGCTCGAGTTTGTCAAACTGGGTGCTAAGTTGGGCGATATGGAGCCCAAAACGAATACTCAAGTCCAGGCGGGCCCGGGTTTTTCGATCACAATCAATTTATCACCGCCGAAAAACGAACCACTCACTGTCGATGATGTTGAAGAAGTTGCGCAGATTGAACAGACTGAGGCCATCGAGCAAGTTCTAGAAGCTGATAAGCATAAGGTTAAATGAGTCACTTAACATACACACCCCCGGCGAGCGTTAGCGAGTTTTTAACCGACGAGTCGTTTATATCATTAATCGTAGGGCCAGTGGGTAGTACGAAAACTACAGCTGGAATTATGAAGATTGCATATCACGCTAGTAGGATGGCGAAATGCAGAGATGGCATAAGACGTTCACGAGCTATTTGGATTCGTAATACACGAGAGCAGTTACGGGATACGAGTATTCCAGACGTCTTGCGCTGGTATCCAGACGGTCAGGCAGGTGTGTTTGAGAAAACTAACTACAAATTTATCCTGAGGTTCGATGATGTCGAATGTGAAATACTTTTCCGTGGCCTTGACGATTCTAACGACGTACGGCGTCTATTGTCTTTACAGGCTTCTTTCGGTATCCTGGACGAGTTCCGTGAGATCAACCCGGACATTTTCAATGCACTGCAAGGACGTCTGGGCCGTTATCCTTCTAAACTGGATAATGCTGTTGGTTGTGTTACTGACGACGGGAGTAGTAACGCACATATTTGGGGGATGACAAATCCTCCAGACATGGATACATTCTGGGAAAAATATTTAAGTGAGCCACCAAGAAACGCCGCATGCTATTTTCAGCCCTCTGGTTTGTCTCAAGAAGCAGATTGGCTTGAGTTTTTACCAGATGGATATTACGAGAACCTTGCTGAAGGTAAGTCGGAAGATTGGGTTGATGTTTATATTAACGCTAAGTTTGGTAAATCGTTATCTGGCCAACCTGTTTTTCGTGCTTTTGATTCTGATGTACATGTATCTAAAAAGCCGTTAAACTATATCAAAATGTCTACGAATCCTCTGATTATTGGCATGGACTTTGGTTTAACTCCAGCATGTACGATCAGTCAGGTAGATCCTCAAGGGCGTTTTCTCACGTATGCGGATTTGGTTTCCGAGGGGATGGGTACGCTCAGATTTGTACGAGAGAAGCTAAAACCGCTCTTAACCAATAGATTTCCAGGCATGCCAGTGCTAATTATTGGCGATCCAGCCGGTACACAGCGAGCACAAACAGACGAAAGATCAGTGTTTGACATCCTCAAGCAAGAAGGATTTCGGGTCATTCCAGCCAAATCGAATAGCATTGTAGCCAGATTATCTGCAGTTGATGCCTTACTAACCCGCATAGTTGATGGTAAAGTTACGATGTTGATTGATCCGTCTTGCAGGCACATAATTAATGCACTTCGTGGCGGATATAGGTATAAAATTAAAAGTAACGGGGAAACAGACGATAAGCCTGAAAAGAACCAATATTCCCACGTTGCTGATGCGTTTCAGTACGCTTGTCTGCATGCAGACGGCAATTTAACCGGTGATGTATTAAGCAAAAAAGTGCGAAAAGTTGAAAAACATGCATTCATTTGGGAATAATGCTTGACACATCAGATACTTATGAGTTACAAAGTGAATATTAATATCCAAGAGTCTCTATGGAATCTGCACTAAACATTACAGGTTCGAGCGCCCCGGGTTATACGACCGTTGGTGGCATCGTTCCAATCAAGTCTATCAAGCAGCTCCAGGAAGAGGAGCGTCGTGCAGCCGTCGATGCAAATTCAAGTACCGTAATACAAAACCTTGCTGCTTACATTAAGCAGAAGTGGTGGTACGCTCGTATGGCTAAAGAGTACACAATTGAACAGCAAATGCTCAAATCAGTTCGTGCTCGCCGTGGCCAGTATGATCCTGATAAGTTAGCTCAGTTACGTGAGCAAGGTAGTTCGACAATTTACATGATGCTGACATCTAACAAGTGCCGTGCTGCTTCTAGCTGGTTACGTGATGTCATTATGTCAAGCCCTGAGGAAAAGCCTTGGAGCCTGCGTCCTAGCCCGATCCCTGATATGCAGCCAGACATCTTGGCTGACTTGATGATGAGAGCACAGCAGCAACTAGAACAGTTGCTAGCACAAGGCGCAAACCCGACAGACGTAGAAGTTCGTGAGCTGTTGCTTCGTTTAAAAGACGAGGCGTATCGCCAGTTAGGTGATATTGCAGAAGACACTGCAAAGCGCATGGAAAAGAAAATGCAGCAGCAGATGATTGAGGGCCAGTGGACTACAGCGTTTGCTCAGTTTATTGACGACCTCGTTACATTCCCTGCCGCAATTCTTAAAGGCCCAGTAGTTCGTAACCGTCCAGAATTAAAATGGATTAAAGGCCAAGATAGCAATTACGAATTACAAGTAAAACAAACATTAGCATTAGAGTGGGAGCGAGTAAGCCCGTTTAATTTATATCCTGCACCTGATGCATCAAACATTAATGACGGATACTTAATTGAAAGACATAAACTCTCTAGAGCAGACTTGCACCAGCTTATCGGCGTTGATGGGTATAGCGATGGCGCAATCCGTGGAGTTCTTGAGCAGTATGGTAAAGGTGGACTCCGTGAGTGGATATATGTTGACCTTACAAAAGCTACAGCAGAAGGCAAATCAACGACAGCAGCTGGTCAAAACCCTTCTGAGTTTATAGATGCATTGCAGTTCTGGGGTTCTGTACAAGGTCGTTTGCTCCGTGATTGGGGTATGACCGAAGAAGAAGTTCCAGACCCAATGGCTGAATATCCGATTGAAGCTTGGCTTATCGGTACTTGGATCATTAAAGCAGTCATTAACCCTGACCCCCTTGGTCGTAAGCCATACTACAAAACCTCTTACGAGGAAGTCCCAGGAGCGTTTTGGGGCAATTCTGTAGCTGACCTATGCCGTGACACTCAGGACATCTGTAATGCGGCTGCTCGTAGCTTGGTGAACAATATGAGCTTGGCATCAGGCCCACAGGTTGTTTACAACATCGATCGTCTCCCAGAAGGTGAAATTGTTACTCAGTTGTACCCCTGGAAGATCTGGCAAGTAACTTCAGACCCAGTTGGTTCAAATTCGAAACCAGTTGAGTTTTTCCAGCCCTCTACACAAGCTAATGAGTTAATGGCGGTGTATGAGAAGTTTGCAACATTGGCTGACGAATACACAGGTATTCCACGTTATATGACTGGCGGATCCCCTACGGGCGGCGCTGCTAGAACTGCATCAGGTATGTCGATGCTGATGACTAACGCAGGTAAGTCAATAAAACAAGTAATTGCGAATATTGATGAGCACGTCATTAAGCCTTGCGTTGATCGCTTGTATTACTACAATATGCGTTATTCAGACGATCCTGATCTTAAGGGTGATGTTGATATTGTTGCTCGTGGTGCTGCGTCAATCCTCGAGAAAGAACAAGCACAACAACGTCGTAACGAGTTCCTTACTGTGGCTCTTAACAGCCCTGCTGCTCAGCAAGTGGTCGGTATGGAAGGTATTGCGGAACTTCTTCGCCAAGCTGCTGGTACGCTAGATATGAACGTAGATAAGATTGTTCCGTCACCAGAAGCTATGAAGCTCAAGCAAGCCGAAGCAAATCAGCAGGTAGCTATGCAAAATGCGGCACAATTAACAAATCAGCAACAAGGTAATCCACAGCAAGGCGGTACTCCTACAGCAGCACCAGGCGGAGCACAACTTATGAATGGCGCACCAGTAACTGACAGATTTTCGCAGTAAAGCTTGACAAAGTAGTCCAGAAGTTGTAAATAGTAACTAAATCAGGTACTTACCTGATGAAACTAAGGAGTTTTTATGAAAGCAATCGCACCAATGGAGTCACGCTCCAAAGAGTACGCTCAAGAGTCAGCAAAAACTGACGGCATGAGCAAAGGCGCTGCTACCCAAGGAGCCGGTGGTTCTGATGGTAATGTAGATGCTTTAGGTAAACGTGGTGGCAAAGAGTTCGCTCAAGAGTCCGCCCGTACAGAAGGTCTTTGCAAGTAAGTGTTAAGACTAGATGAGCAAGTAGCTCGTTGTTTTCAACGACTGCAAGCAAAAGAATTTGAGCCGTTAGTTGAGTTTCTCAAGGAGAGCCGTCAAGGAACCTTAGAACAACTAGTAGGCGTAGTACAAAAAGAACAAATTTACCGGCTACAAGGTGAAGCCGCAATATTGGCCGACTTACTAGGTCATATTAAAAACTCTAACGAGTTAGTCACCAAACTAAGCGCTACCCGTAAGGGATAGCATAACCCGTAGTAGCAGACCGTTCATCGAATGAACGCAGACCGTTAAGAGCGGAGCGTGCATAAGAGTCGGAGCTAAAGGAGATAGAAATGGCATTGCCAAAGGCAGTTCAGCAACAGCTGGAAGAAGCAGACCGTATTGCGGCCGAATTAGGCGGCGAAAAGACCGGGGAGGGCTCCTCGGAGACTAACCCGAATAATCAACAAAGTGATCCCGTAGAACCACAAGTTCCACAACAAGATCCGCCACCATCCGATCCGTCGCCTGACAATACTGTTTCGCAAGAGAGTAAGACCCAGGAAATTCCTGAAGAGAAGTGGGCTCACAAATACCACACCTTAAAGGGAATGTACGATGCAGAAGTGCCTCGACTACACAGCCAAGTGCGTGAGATGCAAACGCAAATTCAGCAATTAATTACTGAAAAGGCTCAAGTTGAAACACGAGTTGCAGAAGTACCGAAGGTTGAGTCTCTAATCACTGACGAAGACAAAGAAGCGTTTGGCCCTGATTTAATTGACTTAATTAATCGAGCAACAGAGTCTAAAGTAGCGACCCTACGAGACCGAGAAGCCGATTTACTTCAAAAAATTAGTAAGCTTGAAGGACAACTTGGAACTGTAACTGAACGTCAAGGCGTATCTGATAAAGATCGTTTCTTGATGGGCTTAGGACAACAGGTTTCAGATTGGGAAGCAATTAACGTAGATCCAAACTTTATTGCTTGGCTACAAGAAGTTGACCCAGTCTATGGCTTGCCTAAGAATGTTGCTTTAACAACTGCGTATGAGAATTTAGATGTTAGCCGTGTTGCTAGTATCTTTAATACTTATAAACAGACGTTAGCACCAGTGCAAACCCAAGCTGCACCAGCAAAGCGCCAACAAGAGCTACAGCGTCAAGTCGCACCGACCCGCACTCGTTCAACGTCGTCGCCTAATGACAATCTAGATAAACCTGTTTATACCAATGGAGACATTGAAAAGTTTTATACGGATTGGCGTCGAGGCTACTACACCGATGATGAGGCGGCAAGCATGGAATCACAAATTCACGCCGCAATTGCCGAGGGGCGTGTTCGATAAAACGAACTAAGACCCGGAGCGAAAGTGGTATTTTAAATCCCTAGAAAGGAAATTAGATGTCTACAATTACTCCGGGCGCAGTCTACCCAATCAACGCAGGTGGTTTTAACGCTCCTAACGGCGAAACAGCCTACTCTGGTACAGCTTATAGCGGTACTTTCATCCCTACCCTCTGGTCGGGCAAATTGGCACAGAAATTCTATGCCGCAACTGTTTTTGGTGAAATCGCTAACACCGACTGGCAAGGCGACATCACTGGTATGGGCGATACAGTAATTATCAACACCATCCCAACGATCACTATCAACAACTACGAGATTGGTCAGAACTTGAACTATGAGATTCCTGCTCCAAGCACAATCTCTTTGACAATCAACAAAGGTAAATACTTTGGTGTAAACGTTAATAACGTTCTCGAATTGCAAGCTAAGCCAAAATTGATGGATGTATTTACCAATGACGCTGCTATGCAAATGAAGATTCAGATCGATCAAGACGTTCTCGGTGGTACATTCAACCAAGGCGCTTCTTACAACCAAGGCGCTGACGCTGGTAAGATCTCTGGTGCATTTGATCTCGGTACTGATGATGTTCCTGTAACATTGTCTGCTTTGAACATCCTCCAGAACATCACTGCATTGTCTTCAGTATTGGACGAAGCAAACGTTCCTGAAACAGACCGTTTCTTAGTAATCAGCCCAACAGAGCGTCAAATCTTGATGCAATCTAACTTGGCTCAAGCTCAGTTCATGGGTGACCCTTCATCTATCCTCCGTAATGGTAAGGTTGGAATGATCGATCGCTTCACAGTTTATGTATCCAACTTGTTGCCACGTGCAGCTGCTGGTGAGAACTGGGTTGGCGGCACTGATGCTGGTACAGCTAAGCGTCATGCAATCATGGCTGGTCACAAGTCTGCAATCACTTTTGCATCACAGATCGCTAAAGTTGAGAGCTTACAGAATCCTAACGACTTTGGTACATTGATTCGTGGTTTGAACGTGTACGGTTACAAAGTTGTTCAGGCTGACGGCTTGGCACTCTTGGTCGCTGCAGGTTAATAACTGCTAAAGTGGGTGGGGAAGTTCTCCACCCACAACTTGACTTAAGGAGTTTGACATGACTGTATTAACCGATTTAGCACTAGCGGGATATTCAACACCGCAGATTCAAGCTATTCAGGCAGTTGGAACTACTCCAGCAGATTTAGTTGCCGCAGGTTTTACTACTGCACAAGCAAACCAGATTCTTGCTGATTTAACTCCAGCAGACGGCAATGGCTATGTACAACAAGGTTTATGGTTTGGTACTCAAACCCCAGCCTTAGTAGCGTATTTAAACGATTAAAACGAACGGGGCTTCGGCCCCTTTCTACACTATAATTAGGCTATGGGAACGATAACCGCTCAATCTATTATTAATAAAGCAGCAATTCAGCTTACCGACATTGGAAATATTCGATGGACTCGTGCTGAGTTATTAGGCTGGCTAAATGATGGACAACGCCAAATTGTTATCATGTCTCCTAATGCAACAAATAAGCTTTCTACAGTCCAATTAGATGTTGGTACAAGACAGCATATCCCTTCTGATGGATGGACTCTTTTAGAGGTCATTCGTTTTATGGGGACAGACGGTACAAAACCAGGGCGAGCCGTACGCTTAACTTCTAGAGAATTATTAGATTCTTTTAACCCTGACTGGCATGCTGATACAGCAACAACCGTACCTAAGCATTACATTTTTGACGGACAAGATCAAACCGCATTTTTTGTATATCCGCCTAACAATGGCAAAGGATATATCGAAGTTAATTACTCTCCTGTACCTGTTGATTTAGCTTCAGAATCTTCAACAATTTCTTTAAATGATATTTTTGAAACCTCTTTGTTGGATTACGTGCTTTATAGAGCATGCAGCAAAGACGCAGAGTATGCTCCAGGGCTTGCTTTGGCAGCAGGATATTTACAAACATTTATGACTTCTATGGGCGTTAAGTCTCAGTCTGAACTTGGTAATAGCCCAAATCAGCAATTTATGCCTAAAGATTCAAGTAAACCAGGATCACAGTCATGACCCAAGCATACGGAAATACTGTTTCTTACGACGAATTTTTACCCTACGTTTTACAATACGTACCAGGTGCATCAGAGATGGTGGCAATCGCCGCAATCAGAAACGCCTGTATTGAGTTCTGCGAGAAGTCTTATATTTGGCAGGAAGTCCTCGAGCCAATGGATGTAAACGTCGGGCAATCGAACTACGTAATTAATACCCCCGATGGCACTAAGTCTGTCGGCCCAATCCAAGTGTATTTCAACACTAACTTATTGATTCCTAAAGGGCCTGATGAGTTAGCAGAGATTTACCGCATGGGTGATTGGCAACAGATTCAAGGTAGCCCTCAATACGTGACTCGCATTATTAAGCCAGAAGTAGTTTTGGTTCCGCAGCCTTATGTAGCTGATCCAGCTTCTTTGTTCATTAGAACAGCTTTAGCTCCTACAAAAGATTCTTCAGAAATTGATTCTGAAATGTTTGAGCAGTGGGCTGAGTCTATTGCATGGGGTGCACGTGCTCGGTTATTGGCACAGCCAAGACAGGATTACACAGATAAGCAAGGTTCTGCAGACGCTCTAAAGATGTTCCGTTACGAAATTAATAGAGCTAGAATGCAGGTTAACAAAGGCCTCACAAGAGGTTCTCCACGAATTGAATTCCAGAGGTGGGTATGAGTGCAATTAAGTTAGTACAAGGTGATAATCTACCGGATATAGTTTTAACCCTAACGGATAAACAAACAAGCGATCCCATCGATTTATCTGCTTCAACTACTACTGTAGTTGTTAAGTTTCGTGCAGCGACAGGCACAACTGTTTTATCCGTACTGGCTTGCTCAAAACCAAATGGTGGTTCAGACGGGGTTATTCAATTTAGTTTTCCAAATACAACACTAGACATCCCACCAGGGCAGTATCAGGGTGAAATTGAAATTAACTTTAATGGCCAAATTCTGACTGTTTACGATTTACTCCAGTTCACTGTTCGTGCTGAGTTCTAATGAGCATTAATGTATTAGCTTCTACAATCGTAATAGCGTCTACTAGCTACGTACAGCCAGTAGCCGATGTAAGCTATACACAACCAGTAGCGCAAGTAAGTTATGTAGAGCCAGTAGTCCAAGTTAACTACACGCAAATTCAAGTAACTGCAGAGTTAACCACACCTGGTCGTATCGAAGTAGATGTAATAACTCCAGCCGACGAAATTTCATTATCTGCAGGAAAAACTTTTACCGACCATACCAATGGCATTAATGATTTGTTCCTTAAAGTATTTAACAAAGGACCTCAGGATCAAGTTTCGTTTACGGACACAATTACTGACAGAGTGATAGGTAAAGTTTTAGCAGACTTAGCGGCCTTGGTAGAAGAAACTAATATTACTTTTGGCAAAGCTTTAGCAGATAGCACGTCTTTTGTAGATATAGCCGCTCTTGATACAACTAAAGAACTGGCTGATTTACTAGGTATTCCTGTAGATATAGCTGCAAAGCATTTCACCAAGGCGCTAGAGGATTCAGTTACTTTAGCCGATGCACCTGCATTATTAGCTCAGTTGGCACAAACAGATGCCCTAAGTACTGCAGATACTGCTACTGTAGAAGCAAACTTTAACCCAGCAAACGATACTGCTAATGTTACGGACACTACTGTTTTCGAGCAGAATAAGGGTTTAAGTGACGATATTACTCTCTTAGACGGTATTTCTATAGTTGTCCAACGACAGATCGTTAAACTGTTCTCTGACTTAGTAGCGGCGACAGATGCCCAAATACTTGATATTACTACACAAAAAGCTGATAATATAACAGCATCGTCTAGCGGATACCTGCTTATGCAGGATTATTGCGATATGACTTATTTTTTAGAAGATTATGTGGGACTGTCCCGCACATTTACGTAAGGAGCTGTAATGAACACAAATGAAACTCTAAAAGCATCCGGCTCACTACGGATTGTTTTGACAGGCCCTGACGGTCAAGTAAAAGATGACCGCCTACTTAAAAACTTAGTTGTTACTGTAGGTAAGAACTTTGTAGCCTCCCGCATGGTTGGCACTGCAGCCGCAGTCATGGATCATATGGCTATTGGTTCCGATAGTACAGCTCCTGCAGCTGGTGATAGCGCTTTAGGTGCAGAATTAGGGCGTGTGTCCTTAGCTTCCGGCACTGCAACTACTAACGTAGTTACTTACACTGCAACTTTTGGAACAGGTATCGGCACTGGTGCTATTACTGAAGCTGGTATTTTTAACGCTATCACTGCAGGTACAATGCTTTGCCGTACAGTATTTGCGGTAGTTAATAAAGCTGCAAATGACTCTCTAAGCGTTACTTGGACTGTTACAATTTCTTAATAAACAGACTATAGGGGTAGATTTTGACTACCATTGTAACTAGAGCAGGAAAAGGATCGCCGTTAACTAATAACGAAGTTGATGCTAACTTTACAAATCTTAACGACGCAAAAGTTGAGATTGGTGGTGATCTTTCCGGCACTGCACTTTCCCCCACTGTAGCTAAGCTACAGAACAGACCCTTATCGTCTGCAGAGCCTAATGATGGTGATGCTTATGTATGGGATTCAAGCACGTCCACATGGGTTCCAGGGCCAGCAGGTTCAGGTGACGGAGATGTTATTGGCCCTGCCTTGTCTGATGACAATGCGATTGTGCGTTTTGATGGCACAACAGGGAAGTTAATACAAAACTCAGCTGCTACTATTGCAGACGATGGCTCTCTTGTAGCTACAAATCTTACAGGAACTTATGTTCAGCTAGATACAGAAGCGACTCCCCCGACTGTTGTTGCAGGTAATATCTCTTGGGATAATGGAAACGGCACAGCAGTTTTAGGACTCAAAGGCGGCAATGTCTCTCTCCAGGTTGGGCAAGAGCAGGTAGTTCGAGTATTTAATAATTCAGGTGTCAACCTTGTTGATGGTCAAGTCGTTTATATCGATGGCGCACAAGCTAATCGTGTTTCAGTAAAGTTAGCACAAGCTAACGCAGAGTCAACTTCCTCTAAAACTATCGGTGTAGTTACTGAACCCATTGCGATCAATCAAGAAGGGTTTATTACAACTGAAGGTACGATTAATAATTTAGATACCTCAACATTAACTGAAGGTGGAGCGCTTTATCTTTCCCCAACAGTTGCAGGCGGATATACACAAACTAAACCAGTTGCTCCTGACCACGTCGTAATCATTGGTTGGGCTCAAAGAATTAATGCTACTACCGGTTCATTATTTATAAAAATTAATAATGGCTACGAGTTAGATGAGCTACACGACGTAAGAATCGTATCTAAAACCGGCGGTCAAATTATTAGTTATGACCAGACAAATGGCTATTGGAAAAATACTAATTTAGCTGCTGGTACAGGCGTTACCGTAAATTCAGATGTTGGTGGCGTAATCACAGTTACAAACTCCGCCCCCGATCAGACCGTTGTTTTAAACGACGGTACAGGTATTAGTGTCAGTGGCACTTACCCTAACTTTACAGTTACAAATACAGCCCCTTCAAGCGGTGGCACAGTTACAAGTATTACGGCAGGGACAGGATTAACCGGCGGCACAATTACTAGCTCTGGCACTATTGCTCTTGATAATACTGCTGTTACTGCCGGCTCATACACAACTGCCAACATTACAGTTGATGCGCAAGGTCGAATAACATCGGCTTCTAGCGGCACAAGCGGGGTTTCTTCTGTATCGGGAACAGCCCCTATTGCTTCTAGTGGCGGAGCAACTCCTGACATTAGCATCAGTCAAGCCACTACAAGCACAGACGGATATTTGTCTAGCACCGATTGGAACACGTTTAATAATAAAACCTCCAATACAGGCACAGTAACATCTGTAGGCGGTACAGGTACAGTTAATGGCATTACTCTTACAGGTTCTGTAACTTCCTCAGGTAGTTTGACACTAGGTGGTACCCTATCAAACGTAAGTCTTGCTACACAGGTCACAGGGAATTTACCAGTTACTCGCCTCAATAGCGGTACAGGCGCATCAGCGTCTACTTATTGGCGTGGCGATGGCACATGGGCCTCGGTAACAGGATCTAGCACAGCTTATACTCGCACTTCATTCACCGCAACTGCTGCACAAACTACATTCTCTGTGTCCTATACAGTAGGATTTGTAGAAGTATTTTTAAATGGTGTTTTGTTAAATGCCGCAGACTACACAGCTTCTAACGGAACGTCTGTTGTTTTATCTGTAGGCGCAGCTTCCGGAGATATTGTTGAGTTTGTAGCCTATAACACCATGGCTATAGGTAACGCAGCAAATTTACAAAATGGGGCAGCTAGCCAGATCCCATACCAAACTGCCCCGAACACAACAGGATTTATCCCTAATGGAACTGTTGGTCAAGTGCTTGTGAGTAACGGAACAGCAGCACCCTCTTGGCAAACACCTGCTGCAGGTGCACCTGCTTTTGTAACTGCATTTAACGGTGGGAATACACTACCAACATCTACCAGCGATGGCTTTGGAATAATTTAAGGAGTAATAATGGCAACATCTGCACAGTACGCATCAACCCCCAAAATAGGTTCCGCTGTATTAACTACAGCTGATACTTCATTAACTGCTCCGGCTACAATTGGCACAGTCTTTACTGCCGGCGCTAGTGGTTCACGAATTGATTATATTGATGTTCAAGGTGTAGCTACTACAATAGCCGGAATCATTAATGTGTTTTTATATGATGGCACAAACTACAGATTATTTACGCAAATTCCTATTCAGGCAGTTACGTCTTCGACTACTGCTCCAGCTTTTTCAACAACAATTTCAAGCAATACAAATCCAAACATTTTGCCGCTTAATTTACCCACTGGGTATTCAGTACGAGTAACAACAACTGTTGCTCAAACAGGCATTGTGGTTATTGCACAAGGCGGAGACTACTAATATGAACAAGGGAATGTATGGCATTTCATTGCCACCTAACTATGCAACTCGTGTCGCACCACCTAAATGGTTAAATTATAGGACGTATCTAAAGCCAGGCACATATAACGATTTTGTTGTGCCTCAAAATGTTTACCAAATCATGGTTTGTGTGTGGGGTGCCGGTGGATCAGGTGCTGCAGGAAGTACCTATTATGGACATTATCCACGAGGTGGTGATGGCGGCGGATACGCTCAAGGGATTATTGATGTTGTTCCAGGGCAGACATTACCGACAATAACTATTGGAAGCGGCGGAGCAATTAGAACCGCTACCAGTACCAGTAGCATAGCGGGGTTAGCTGGTGGCACATCTTCTTTTGGCACTTTATTATCTGCCACCGGCGGTGGAGGCGGGCTTGTAGCCTCTACTACAGCAGGAACTAGAGGTGTAGGAACAGCTTCAAGTGTGTTAAGGCAATCCTATACGGCAATTGGTGGGTACGGAGGATACGCTTCCAATTCTTCTGATAAAGTTAATGGCTCTGGCGGTGGCGGAGCAGGATCAATTTACGGAAACGGCGGAAACGGCGGACCTGGTGGAGTATCCATAGCGGAACTCCAAAATGGCCTCGGTGGCGGCGGCTTCGGTGGCTCCGGTGGATTTAGCACAACAATCTCCCTAGGTGGTACTGGCGGCGGCGGCATATTTAGTGCTAGTCAGTTAGCAAGTGGCTCTGGCGGCGGCGGATCCGCAGGGGAATCTTCAGGTGGCACTGGCGGCGGTCCATTTGGCGGAGCTTATGCTATGAGCGCTGTAAGCCCTAACGGTGGAAGTGGTTCGCAAGAGAACGCATTTATTGGTTATTGGAACTTATCTGGTGGCGGCGGTGCTGGTTACTACGATGCAAACCGATTCGCTGGCTCAGGAGGCCCTGGCGGTGGTGGCGGTGGCCATAGTGGTACTAATTATTCCGGAGCTTCTGGCGGATTTGGCGGCGGCGGCGGCGGTTTATTTAGTAGTTCGTCCAATGGAGTTGGATCCTCTGGCGGATTTGGCGGCGGCGGCGGCGGTATTTATAATAGTAGCGCAAACAATAATCGCGCCGGCTGGGGTGGCAACGGCGGCGGAGGTGGCGGTTGTGCTGGTAGTAATAACCCAAACACTTCTGGTAAAGGTGGTGATGGGGCTGTAATACTATTCTGGACAGAGGGGTATTAATATGAAGTACGCTTGGATCGAAAATGAACAAATTCGTGACATCTGCCAAAGTGGTGACCCAGCAGATTATTACACGCCTGAAGTCGCTGCGTACTACAACACATTAGTTCCTGACGAAGCACAGAATGGCGATGGTTATATTGACGGGGAGTGGATTCCAGCTCCACCACAACCACCACTACCTCCCCCTCCGCAAACATGGAATGATCAAAGTGTTCGCACGGGATTAACTTTGACGGATAAAACTCGTTGGGATAACAACGATACTCAAGAAATTGTCACGGCAAAGATCGAATTTCAAACTCCTCAAGAGCGTCCTTACACGACTGAGTTATTAGATTATTTAGTTGCCTCACAGTCTATTTCAGAAGCCTCAAAAGAACGAGTACTATCAGAAGGGTTTATTACTACCGTAGAAACTTTACCATGATTGATTTAGGCTACTTTGGCAATATTTGGGTAAAGCAAAATCTTTTACTTAAAAGCCAGGACAACGGAGGCGGTCATGTACATAGCTTTGACCATGTTACTCTTTTATGCCAGGGCAAAGTAAAGGTTGAAGTTGAAGGACACCCACCTAAAGAGTTTACAGCTCCGACTTTTATTGTTATTCGTAAAGAGCATAAGCACAAAATTACTGCGCTAGAAGATAACACGATCTATTATTGTGTTTTTGCGTTACGTGACATAGACGGCGAAGTAGTAGATGATATATATGGAGGGCAACATGACCCCATCTCAATATCGGGTGACCTCAATGAATACTCGGAAAAAGTAAAAAAGATTAAGGACATTTGATTATGACAATCCCACGCAATCTAGGTAATTTAGGGCAAGGCGTTGATTCGGATGGAGTCCTCGGTACTTCTAAAGGTGGTACAGGACTTACTGCGCTGGGTACAAACGTAGCTACATTTTTAGGAACTCCGAGTAGTGCTAACCTAGCTGCCGCTGTTACAAACGAAACTGGAACTGGCTCCCTTGTCTTTGGCACAACTCCAACTTTTATTGGATTAAGAGAAACAAGAGTAGCTATTGCTGCATCTGACATTGACCTGTCCACTGGTAACTTCTTTACTAAGACCATTTCAGGTGCTACAACATTTACCGTATCTAATGTTCCAACAACAGGTACTGCTGCATCTTTTATCCTTGACTTAACTAATGGCGGTGCTGGTGCTATCACTTGGTGGGCAAATATGAAGTGGGCTGGTGGTACAGCTCCTACGTTAACTGCTTCTGGTCGTGATTCATTAGGCTTTTATACTCACGACGACGGTACAACTTGGACTGGGTTGGTATTAGGTAAGGACATTAAATAATGTCTAGCAGAGAAATAATTAATGCCGCCGCAGGTGCAAGTGGTCCAGCCACCTATGTAGATGATGTGTTCTCTACCTACCTCTACACAGGTAACGGCTCTACACAAACCATTACCAATGGTATAGACCTTGCTGATGAAGGTGGGTTGGTTTGGACTAAAAATAGAGGAGCTGCGGTAAGCAGTGCTCTTGTTGATACTATAAGAGGCGGTGGCTCTTCTGTTTCTAGTAACACTACAAACGCAGCCACTTCTGGGACATATCTTTCATTTAATGGCAGCGGTTACAGTATTGATACCTCTTCTAGTAACTGGAATACATCAAGCGGAACATACGCCTCTTGGACATTCCGTAAAGCACCTAAGTTCTTTGATGTAGTTACTTATACTGGTAATGGAGTAAGTAATAGACTTATAAGTCATTCACTTGGCTCAGAACCGGGAATGCTTATTGTAAAAAGAACAGACTCTACAAGTAATTGGGCTGTATGGCATAGAGGAAATGGTGGAGGAACGGCTGGTTCTGGTACAGCTTTTGCTTTAAATTTAACAAATGCAGCAAACTTCAATAATAATTGGGGTTCTGTTGGGACATCCACAAATTTTAATACTAGCAATATAGATGGGGGAGCATCATGGAATACAAACGGAGCAACCTATGTAGCATACCTATTCGCCCATAACGCTGGTGGCTTTGGTGCTGCTGGTACAGATAATGTGATTAGTTGTGGTAGTTATACAGGTACAAGCGCCAGTGGCAATCAAATAAATCTTGGTTGGGAACCTCAGTATGTTCTGATTAAACGAACGGACGCTACAACAAACTGGATTTTAATTGACACTACACGTAATTTTCTAACTGGCGTTTCGGTAGATGTACTTAACCCAAATCTTAGTTCTGCAAATAGTAGTGGACAACCAGTAGCTTACACGGCAACCGGTTTTGTATTAAACACTGGTAATGCTGAGTACAACGTTAGTGGTGGAACATACATCTACATGGCAATCCGCAGACCCATGAAGCCACCTACAAGTGGGACTGAGGTGTTTGCGCGTGTAGCTAGAACTGGTACTGGAGCAAACGCTACTGTATCAAGTGGGTTTGTAACTGATACTGTTATCCAAGGTAATAGGGGAACTGTAACGGCTGGTGATAAGTTTGGTGTGTGGAACAGGTTAAGAGGTACTGGCTACAATCTTACAACTACAACAGCTGCTGAAGTAGCCGCTGGCACAACAATTATCCAAGATAATCCTTGGGATGTAATGAACGGTTATAAAGTTGGAACTACAAGTACTTTAACTAATGCTAGTTCTAATACGTTTATTAACTGGATGTTCAAACGAGCACCAGGATTCCATGATGTAGTTTGTTATACAGGAGATGATGGTGCATCAAGGCAAATTACACATAATCTCGGTGTTACTCCAGAACTTTTAATTATAAAAAGTAGATCAACCACTTCGACCAACTGGCGTGTACACTCGTTCCTTAGCAATAACATAGGGAGATTAAATACTACAGATGGTTTGAATATAGACTCTGGGGCTGGCTGGTTTCCTACGGCAACCAAGTTTAACGTAACTATTCAAGGATCTGTTGTTGCAGATCGATCCAACACAAGTGGTCAAAACTATGTAGCCCTCCTGTTTGCATCATTACCTGGGGTATCCAAAGTCGGCTCTTACACAGGCAATGGAAGTACTCAGACTATCAATTGTGGGTTTACATCTGGAGCCAGGTTCGTACTAATTAAAAACACTGCTTCAGGCCCTAATTGGTTTGTGTGGGATACAGCAAGGGGCATCGTGGATGGTGCTTCACCTTGGTTGGCGCTTAATACTTTAGTACCAGACAACACCCCACCCCTGTCCGTTGCACCCAATTCAGCTGGCTTTATTGTTCAACAGTCCAGTGCCGTTAACCTCAACGTCAACGGTTCTACCTACCTCTACCTCGCAATCGCCTAAAGGACAATTATGGCAAACTACATCAATACCGAAACCGGGGCATACCCAGTATCTCAGCAACAAATTCAGTCTGAGTACCCAAACACCAGCTTCCCAAATCCGTTTGTGGCTCCTGAGCCTTATGTTGTCGTACTGCAATCACCACAACCGACTTACGACACCCTAACCCAAGGTGTACGAGAGATTACTCCAACTGAAACAGACGGACAGTATTTCCAAGTATTTGAGGTCTATAATTTAGACCCAGAGCAGATTCAGTACAACAAAGACCAGCTCGCCCAGCAAAACAAAGCCCAAGGTAAACAGCTTCTTCAAGAGACAGACTGGGCGGCTATTCCTAGTGTTGCGGATCCAGAACAATCTACCCCATACCTTACTAATCAAGTTGAGTTCTTTATATATCGCAGTATTGTGCGTGACATAGTCCTCAATCCAACTTATGATGCAGTATTCCCTGATATGCCAGCTAACCAATGGAGTGAATTATGATCGCAAGACTAATGGCAATATTATTTTTAAGCCGAGAAGTAGCTCATCGTGAGCATCTGAACACAAAATCATACGCACAGCATATGGCTCTAGGGTCGTTTTACGACGATATCATTGATAATGCAGACGCTATTGCAGAAGCCTACCAGGGTCGTCACGGTTTGATTGGCAAAATTCCTATGTTGACCGAAGATGCTTCTGGTGATATTGCCGATATCCTTGAAAAACATCTTGGAATGCTTGAAAAGCTGCGTTATACTGCGGTTGAAAAGTCCGATTCAGCCATTCAAAACCTCATTGATACGGCTGTTGAAACATATTTGTCCACTCTGTACAAACTACGCAATCTAAGCTGAGAACTAAATTATGGCTAGCAAACCACAACTACCTTTAACGGATGAGCAGCTAGAGCATTTGGTTGAAAGAGTGACTGAAAAAGTTATCGAAAACGTATACACCAACGTAGGTAAATCGGTCGTAACTAAATTCTTTTGGGTAATAGGGCTTGCGGCCATTTCAATTGTGACCTATTTTGCAGGTGTTGGGCATATTAAAATAGGTAGCTAGTATGCAGCTATATCAAAATTGGAAAGAAATACTGCGTAAAGCGTGGTCTATCCGATTTTTGGTCATCGCTGGAATCCTATCTGGGATTGAGGTAATTCTTCCGCTATTCCATGAAAACATTCCTAAAAACTTGTTCGCTGCGTTATCTATGATTTTCGTTACCCTCGCTTTTGTCGCTAGGCTGGTCGCTCAACGAGATGTTTAAAAGACAAGACATTGCAGCAATCACCTTATCCGCTACTGCTTTAGTAGCTATTGTTCTACATGAAGGCTACAAAAGTGATGCTTATATACCCGTGGCTGGAGATGTACCTACGATTGGTTTTGGAACTACATCAGGAGTTCAGCTGGGAGATCGCACGACACCAGAAAAAGCTCTCCAGGTGGCCATGAAAGATGTTCAGAACTTTGAGGGAGCCGTAAAACAGTGCGTAAAAGTGCCGTTATCCCAAAATGAATACGATGCATATATCAGTCTTTCCTATAATATTGGGGCTTATGCCTTCTGTAATAGCACACTTGTGCGTATACTAAACCAAGGTGATTATCAGGGGGCTTGTAAACAGATTCTTCGTTGGGACAGATTTAAAGGGAAACCCCTACCTGGCCTTACGAAACGTAGGCAAGAAGAATATAACAGGTGTATAAATGCTTGATCTTTTAATTAGTCCGTTTGCTAAGTTGTTCGGAGTAGGCCTTGTTGCTGCAGGGCTATTTACCTTTGGGTACTGGAAGGGGTATAGTTCTGAACACGAGAATCTTTTAGCCTATAAAGCTACGATTGTTGCCCAGGTACAACAGCAGGAAGAACTGAACAAAAGTATTGCTAAGCAACAACAAATTAAAACTGAAGGAATTGTAAATGAGTACAAAGCTAAGCTTGCTAACATTCGTGCTAATTCTAAGTGGATGCAGTACAACACAAATACCATGCAGTTGCCCGAAGCCAAAAGCTCCGCAGGAACTGCTACAATCCCCCCCTACCCAGTACTTATTGGACAATGCGCTGAGACAACCTTGATGCTTACGTCTTTACAAGAATGGGTTAAATTTGTATCTGAATGAGTTAAAATAATTATTTACAACAAGGAGTAGTAAACATGGCAAGCTCAAAATCGCAAGTTAAAGAATTATTAGGTGCACAAAGCGTAGCAGGCAATCTGATTGTCGGTGAACGTGCAAAGCGTGTGATCGTTGGTAAGACAGATGAAAACGGTCTTTTTGAACTAACCCCCGAAGGTAAAGAGTTAGTAGACGCTAAATTGCGTCCAGCTAAAGTTAAGCCTAAAAAGGTTAAAGACTTAGAAGCTACAGATACTGACTTTACTGAAGTCACTGAAGCCGAGTAAAACAAACAAGGGTAGGGCTATGCCATTTATAAAATTAGAAAAGTTCTCAGGAATTTCTCCACGGACAGGCCCTACCGAGCTTGCAGATAATCAAGCTCAAGTAGCGAGTAACGTAAAATTACAGTCTTCTGAGCTACGCTCTTGGCGAAATCCTGAGTTAGCTTTTACTCCTGACGGAGTAGGAACAGAGACTGTATATCGTTTTTCTGGGCCTGAAGGCACTACTCCAATATGGCTAGAGTGGGCATATGACGTTGACGTTGTGCCAGGGCCAGTTGCAGACTTAGATGAGTATCGCCTTTATTACTCTAGCAAAGAGTTTGGTCCAAGAAAGACTAACTGGCTTTTAGCCACTGGTAATAGTGTGGGGGATCCACCTTACCCAAATTCGTATTATGAAATGGGAGTTCCTGCACCTACGGGTGCCCCGACTCTTACGCTTACTCAAAAGATAGCAAAGCTAACGCTAACATCAGGTGGCACAGGCTACACGTCAGCTCCTACAGTTTCTTTCTCAGGCGGAGGAGGCACTGGTGCATCGGCTACTGCAACTTTCTCTGCAAGTGTTAAAAGCATCGTATTAAATAGTGCAGGTTCAGGATATACGTCTGCTCCGACTGTTACTTTTGTAGGCGGTGGCGGTACTGGTGCTTCTGCTTCAATTAAGTTTTCAGGCGGTGTCGGGTCAGTAAATATGACTACTAAAGGCACTGGATACAGAACACCCCCTACAGTTACTTTCTCAGGCGGCGGCGGTTCAGGTGCAGCAGGCACGGCTGTCTTAAATGCTTTTATCGATGCTGCTACAAATTTAACTTATGGCGGTTATGGCTATACTTCTGACCCTACAGTAACTTTGGTCGGCGGTGGCGGTTCTGGAGCTACGGTTGTAGCAGCCCTTGATGGAACAGAATCAGTCCAGCGTTTAATTGTTACTAATGCTGGTTCAGGATATACGTCTGCTCCGACTCTTGTTTTCTCAGGTGGTGGCGGTACAGGTGCATCAGGCACAGTGCAGCTAAACGGAGAAGTTGCTAGTATCACCATAACATCAAGTGGTAGTGGATATACATCTGCTCCATCAGTAATCATTAGCGGTAGTGGTAAATACGCTGCTGCCACTGCAGTTATTGCTTCAGGAATTACTGAGATCACTTTAGTGAACAAGGGCGCTGGATACACGTCTATCCCTACAATAACAATTAGCGGCGGCGGAGGTTCAGGCGCAACTGCAACAGCTACTATTGCTGGAGAAATAACAGGGTTAACTCTTAATGAGCCAGGGTCGGGATATAGTTCTGCACCTACAGTTACTTTCTCAGGTGGTGGCGGTTCAGGTGCTATAGCAGAAGCTTCTTTATTAGACGTAGCAGAAACTAGGTCTTACTTATACACCCATGTAACTGAGTTTGGTGCTGTTGCTGAAGAGTCTGCTCCAAGTCCTGCTTCTATTGTGGAATGTAATTATTCAGGCGATGAAGTAGTCATAAGCGGTTTTTCTTCGCCTCCATCAGGAAACTATAATTTTAAATACCGCAGGCTTTACCGATCTGTTATCGGCGGAACCTCAACAAATTACCAGCTGATTGCTGAAATACCTCTTGCTACTTCGTCTTATTCAGATACTCTAGAGGGCACTGCACTAGGAGCTACGCTTACTTCTTTATACTTTAATCCGCCACCAGAGACGTTGCAGGGTATTGTTTCTTTACCTAATGGAATGTTGGCAGGGTTTACAGGAAATGAAGTTTGGTTCTGTGAGCCTTACTTACCACATGCATGGCCTTCAATTTATACATTAACAACTGAATACCCAATTGTAGGGTTAGGTGTTTTTAATAACAGTCTCTTTGTAGGCACAACTAAAAACCCATACATAATCACAGGGTCTTCTCCTGGTTCTATGTTCCAAGAAAAGCTGCCTATGTTGCAGCCTTGTGTATCTAAAAAGTCTATTGCTTCTGACCAGTTTGGTGTGCTGTATGCAAGCCCGAACGGTTTAGTCGGTGTAGGCCCAGGATTGCAAGATGTTATTTCAACACCGCTTTATACACGTGATGAGTGGCAAGCAATAAACCCAAGCAGCATGATAGGTGAGCTTTACAACAATATGTACTTTGGTTTTTATAATGTTGGCGGAGTTTACAATTCTATCGTCCTAATGCGTGGGGATATTCCTCCATTAAGTACTTTAACAGTTACGGCTAAAGGTGCATTTGTAGATCAAACTACAGGTAAGATTTACGCACTCTCTAACGTAGATAATAAAGTTTACGCTCTTGACTCTAGTACTACATCAAACACAATCTATAACTGGAAATCCAAGCGGTTCTCATTACCTAAACCACTAAACTTTTCTTCACTGCAGGTTCATGCAAACTACGAGTATATGGTAGCTAATGCAGGCAGCTATATTAACGTAAAGGTTTATGCTGACGGAGTTAAGGTGTTCGATAGCAATGTTACTGACCCAACACCAGTTCGTATGGCTTCAGGCTTTAAAGCATTTGATTGGGAAATAGAGTTTACTGGTAATGTTCCATTCCGTAGATTTGCTATGGCCACTACAACCACTGAATTAGCAGGCGTCTAATGGCTACACTTCCTTCAGTACCAGGGATACCAACCGCTCTAACTGTTAAAGATACAGAAGTAGCGGCCGTATTGCGTCCGATAAAAGAAAACATTGAGATTATTAACAGGTACTTAGTAGATAATCCGATTATTCAGCCGGTAGCAGATGAGCAAAACCCAAATACTGCTGCTGAAGATGGTCAATCAGTTTCAGGTAATCCTATATATTATGTGAATGGGCTTCCTGTTAATGACGGATACAACCCACTAACTGACTACACTCCTCCACCAGCACCGACTGGTTTATCTATTCAGGGTGCTTTTACAAATATCTTGTTAGAGTGGAATGCTATTCCGGATGGCTACCGCAACCATGCATACACAGAAGTCTGGAGATCCACCACTCCTGATATTGGAGCAGCTAACCTATTAGGCTTTACTCCAGGAAATCTATACGCTGATCCTGTAGGGACTAGACAAGAATATTATTACTGGGTTAGGTTTGTATCTAAGGCTAATATACCGGGTCCATACAATGCTGTAGTTGGAACGTTTGGGCAAACAGCACTTGATCCTAAATACGTATTAGATACTTTAGCTAATCAGATAACTACCAGCCAGCTTTTCTCAGATTTATCTTCTCGTATTGATTTAATCGATGCTCCAGATACAATTCCTGGCTCTGTTTCTGCCCGTATTACAGAACAAGCTATTACGCAACAAAGTGAAACAGAAGCAATATCTAGTCAAGTAACTCAACTAAGTTCCTCTGTTGGTAGTAATAGTGCGGCTATTGAAATTGAGGCAACTACAAGAGCTAGCGTTGATAGTGGGTTACTAGCGCAATACACGGTAAAAGTAGATGTTAACGGACGAGTTGCTGGTTTTGGTTTAGCCTCTACAGCTTATGACGGAGCACCTATTTCTGAGTTTGTAGTTATTGCTGATAAATTTGCAGTGGTATCTCCAGACAGCACGTCTGAGACCCCTAAAGTTCCTTTTGTAATTGGCACTGTAGATGGGATTACTCGTGTAGCAATGACCAATGCGTTTATTCAAGATGCAGCAATTACTAACGCCAAGATAGCTAACCTAGCTGTAGACTCAGCCAAGATTGCTAACGCTGCTATTACGACAGCCAAAATTGGTGATGCGCAGATTACTAATGCCAAAATTGGCACAGCAGCTATTGCCACGGCTAATATTCAAGATGCAGCAATTAATAATGCAAAAATCGGTTTACTAGCAGTTGGTGGAGCTAATATCCAAGATGCTGCTATTACAAGCGCAAAAATACAGACTGCTACGATTCAAGGCGCAGATATTGCTAGTGCTACGATTACTGGGGCTAACATTGCTACAGCTACCATTACTTCAGCAAATATCCAAAATGCTACGATTACTAATGCAGACATCGCCACCGGTACAATCACTTCTGCTAATATTGGTGATGCGCAAATTACAACAGCCAAAATTGGTAATGCCCAAGTAGATACATTAAGTATTGCTGGTGCGGCTGTAACTGTCCCGGCCTATGCATCAGGTGCAGTTTCTGATCTTACTTTAAACTACTCCCTATCTGGTCCATACCAGCTATATCAATTGTTTATCCTTGGCACTTTAGTACAAAGTTATTATTCGATTATGAATTGCACAATTAACGGAGTGACATTGTTTTCTGAAGCCCCTATTGCTGGAACACTAGCCACTAAGGGGGTTGTCTTTAGCGTATACCCAGGTAACTATACCATCCGTTTATGGAGCACAGACGGCAGAAATGCTAACGGAACTTCAATTTATGTACTGGGAACTAAACGCTGATGAAATCTTTTACCGTATATAAAACAGCAACTGGCCAGATTATCAAAACTGGTTATGTAACTGAAGGTGATATTTCTCTACAAGCTGGAGAAGGCGAAACCGCTATACCTGTACCTTCTCGTCCAGGATTAGACTGGATACTTAATGGGCAAGTTATTCCACTATCTGAAAAGCCTGCGGGTGAGTATATATTTGATTATGAAGTTAAAGAGTGGGTTCCAAATATAACTATAGCTACAGAAAAGGCTATAGAAAAAAGGAATAAGCTGCTAACTGATTCTGACTGGACGCAAATCCCTAATGGGCCTCTTTCGCCTGAAGCTGTACAACAGTGGGCAGTTTATAGGCAAGAATTAAGAGATGTGCCTGAGCAATCAGGTTTTCCTATGCGTATTATTTGGCCTGTAAGCCCTTGATATACATACTAAATAGTGCTATAACTACCCAATGAAAACAACTGTTTACGGCAAAGAAGACCTAGTAGTACCATGGGTTGGTGCTCGTATTGACGAAGACGACTTTGGAGTGGGACCGATTGCCCTTGGTTTAGAGGATGACGGGGAGCTTATTGCAGGGGTTGTCTTTAACCTTTATACAGGTCCATCTATTGCGATGCATGTTGCAGCACAGCCTGGAAGACGCTGGATGACTAGGGATTTTTTATTTCGTTGTTTCGCTTATCCCTTTCTTCAACTACAATGTAACAGAATAACAGGCTTTGTAAGGGCAGATAATTTAGATGCCCAAAGATTTGATGAGCACCTTGGATTTGTCCGTGAAGGTGTTATCCGTAAAGGTGCTACAGATGGTACGGACTTTATTTTATATGGCATGCTTAAAGAAGAATGCCGCTGGCTGGAGATAAAAAGATGATTATGGGTTGGTTTAAATACTTTGTACGTCCATTGGAGTTCATGGATCTCTTTACCCTTTATGGCGGTGGCAAAGGCGGTGGCGGTTCAGCCCCGTCTGCAGACCCTAATATTGGCTTAGCCCAGCAAAAAATGGCTCAAATTTCAGATGAGTATCTCCAGCAATGGAAAACTGAAGTTTGGCCTTTAATGAAGGAGCAAGCTGCTACTCAAGATGCTAGAGCAGATGAGCAATTTGCTTTGGATAAAGAAACTCAAAAGTTTCAAACTGAAATTGCACAAGAACAATATCAGCGGTATCAAGAGAAGTTTAAGCCTTTGCAGGACAAAATGATCGCAGAAGCTGACCAATACAATACCGAAGGTAACTTCCAACGCCAAGCTGCTTTAGCTATGGGTGATATTAACCAACAATTCCAAACTGCTAAAGAATCAAACCGCATGCAGCAACGCTCTTATGGTATTGATCCAACATCTGGTCGTTACCAAGGGCAAGAAAGTGCCACTGCTGCAATGGAAGCTGCTACTAAAGCTTCTGCTGCTACTAAAGCTAGAACTGCTGCTGAGCAGTTAGGCTGGGCAAAACGTATGGACGCTATCGGTCTAGGTCAGGGTGTATTCGGTAATCAAGCTACTTCAACAGGTTTAGCTCTGTCCGCAGGTAATCAAGCTCTAGGCGCAGGTCAGACCAGTATGGGTAATTATGCTCAGATGGGTAGTTCGATGGGTAGCGCATATGGTACAGCGAACCAAGGTTGGAATAGTGTTGGTACTCTTGGCGTTCAGAAATACAATGCTGATGTTAACGCATATGAAGCACAAATGAAATCTGACGCTGGTGGTTCTGCTGGATTTGGTAGCTTAGCCGGCTCAATAGGAGCTGCCGCTATTACTAAATATTCAGATGTTCGTATGAAAGAAAACATCAAGCTCGTTGGTAAAACTAAGGCAGGTGTTAATTTATATAGTTACGAATATAAACCTGAGTTTAAACAAGTAGCTGGGCATGGCCAACACATCGGCGTTATGGCTCATGAAGTACCTCACGCTGCATTTATGTCAGACAACGGCTATTTAATGGTCGATTATTCTAAGGTGATCTAATGGGATTTAATTGGGGCATTGCCGCTGGAGCCGCTGCGCAAGCTGGACTAAGCACATATGAGCGTTTAGAAGAGCAAAAGCTTAAACAGCTTCAACGCTCACAGCTAGAAAAAGAAATTGCTGAGAAAGAATCACTTGACGCTGCATGGCGTGAATCTCAAGGTCGTGTAGGCCAGCAAGATGAATACGGCCAAGCTATTAGAACTGAAGGTTTTGCTGGTAGCCAGCAAGCCAAGATGCTTTCAGATCAAGGTGCACTGCGTGGTAATACCCCTGAAGATCAAGCATTTGAAAAAGCCTCAGCTGAATCTGCTGCAGGTGCACTTCGCCAAAATGCTGTAAGCCAAGGTGCTATTCCTGAGTCTAAAGCTGCACTGCCTGAGATGCGTCCTACGGAATACACAGCCAAGCAAGGCATGCAGGACTACATGAAAGCTGCTAGTCAGGTAAGCCGTAAAGGTACACTTGAAGCCATTCAGTTAAAAACCGCCATGCGTGGTTCTGATATTGAAGATAAGTTCGATGCTGAAAAAACTAAGTTAGATGATACTCTTGCTCGCATTCAAGGTATTAGTGAGTCTGGTGGTCTTAGAGGTCTGTCAGAAGCTGCTAAGAAAGAAGGCCTAAAGGTTAATTATGTTGAGGGTAAAAACGGTGTTGGTAGCCGTATTCAAGTTCTTGGCCCTAAAGGTGATGTTCTTGAAACAATTAGCGATGTAGGCACTGCCACTCAAAAGCTGTCTCAAGCAGCGATGCAACAGTTCTACACCACATCAGTAAGCCTATTAGGTTCTCCTGATAAAGTTATTGCTGCAATGCAAGGCGAGCGCACAATCCGTGCCAAAGAAGCTGTTATCCCATCAGAAATCGCTAAGAACTACGGTGCTGCTAATTACTACAATTCTGGTGGTAAAGGCAGTGGTGGAGCTGGTGGTACTACAGAACGTATCTTGGCTAAAGCTGAAGAGTTGGCTAAAGATAAAACTAGTAAGTTCTACGGCAAGAAAGAAGATGCTTACGAGTTCCTTAAGCGTGGTGCAGTTAAGAACGACGATGCCATTACTTGGAACGATATTGAGAAAAAGCTCCGTGGTGATGGGGCTTCTCCACAAGATATTGCAACACAACGTGCAGGGTTCTTCGGGCCAGAGCGTGGTTATGCCCCATCTTCAGCAGTAGCTATTCTCCAAAAAGGTATTGATCCTAAAACAGGTAATACTCTTACTGAGAAGCAGCTTCAGGAATTTAACCGCAAGTTCCCAAAAACCCCTTGGCAGGATATACTTGGGGAAGATAATATGCCTCAACCTCCTGCTCCGACACAATCAGGTGGCATACCAGTACCACGTTAAACAATTTAAGGACTTTACATGGCGAGCATTTGGGACGATCTAGGGACACCAACTCCTAACCCAGAAGCAGAAGGAAAAAGGGGCCCTGCCCCTTCACAATCAGGAAGCATTTGGGACACACCCGCTCCAGATGCTGTTTCTGCTACGCCACAAAAAAGAGGTCTACTTGGAGCAGCAAACGACTATGTTATTGAAGCAGCCAATGCTGCATTGCAGCTACCAAAAGCAGCTTTAGATTTTGTAAAACCTGGAACTGAAGCTTCTGCTGCTATTGATCGCCTTATCCAAGAAGGTGAATTAAAACAATCTGATGTAACTAAAGCTGCTAAAGCTAAGTTATCTCAATCCATGCAGTCAGAAAGCCTTACTGAACAGGCTAAAGGTGCAGGGCAATACGTATTACAGAATCCTGTACTAGCTGCGTCTCAAGCATTAGGTAGCTTTGTAGGCCCAGGCTTTGCTATTAAAGGTGGTAAGATGATAGGTGGGGCGTTAGGCCTTGCTGAAAAAGGTGTTGCTAGAACTGGCCTTGGTGCTGGTATGGCTACCACTGGTGTATTAGCTGGCGGTGATGCTGCTGGTGATGCATATCAAACTGTAATGAACTCCCCAAGTCTAGCTGATACTCCGATTGAAGAGCGTGAGCGTTTAGCAACTGATGCAGCTAGAAAAGCCTCGGCAGTTCCGTTTGTACTTGGCGCAGCGTCTGGTGCGTTTGGTGCTGAAAAAGCATTTGCCATGGGTACAAAGAGCCTATTAAAAACAGGCTTGCAGGAATTTGCTAGTGAAGCCATCGAAGAAGGTGGAACAAAACTATCTGCTAACCTCGCAGCGCAGCAATACGCACCTGAAGTTCAAACTATGTCGGGTGTTGTGGGCTCTGCCACATTAGGTGGTTTATTGGGCGGTGGTACAGGTCTTGCCGTTGGCGCAGTGACTAAACAGCCTGACAGCCTTTTACCAGGTTCAACAAATATTAGTACAGGAGAAAGTTCTCCTGACTTAAACGCTATTAATAAAGCTATTGACTCTAATAGCCCTGAGATTGCCTCAAACACAAATAACCAAGTTGACCAAATCCGTCAACAAGAAGCTCAATTAGAGCAAGCTCGTGCTCAGGCTAAGCAAGAAGCCGATGCAGTAGCCGCACAACAACAGCAAGCTGCACAGCAGCAACAGACAGAACAAGAGCGTGAAGCATTTATCGAAGGCTCTAAAACATACGGGGTAACACCTACAGATCGTCCAGGTCAGTTTAATATTGCTGGTAAAACTCTGTTTACTCCAAAAGATGCCATGGTATTTATGGGTCAGCTTGACCAGCTCAATGCTGAAAAGAGCCCAGAGCAAAAATCATTAATTGGTGCAGTCCTTTCCTCAGGTGCAGTCCAAGTTAAGCCTGATGCAAATGTTAAGACTGTAAACAATGCAGCCGTTAAATTCTTAGACAGCTATGGACTAGGTAGTTCTGAATCTAAGTTAGAAGCTGCTGAGCGTGCCAATACTATTATTAATACCGTTGAAGGCCCTAAAGCACTCAAGCAAGCAGAGCAGTTAAACGGATTTTACCGAGCAGTAACCGGTACAGATGCACCAGCGTTTGTATCTTTACAACAGCAAATTGGCGAACTAGAAGCCAAGAAGCAACCCAAAAAAGGAGCAACAAATGACCAACTGCAATTGCAAAACAATGCCGGGCTTCGAACAGTTTCAGAGCAAGGCGGAACAACTCAAACAAGCGGAAACCAACCTGGGGATGTTCGATCCACTGGCATTCAATCCATCCAACCAGGAAGTGTCGGAGCGGGATCGCTTGGCCTCCAAACTGGAGCCATTCCAAGTGGCGGAATATCCACAAGCGCCAGCACCAGTGGAAGTGGGTTCCCTGTTTCCGATGAGAGCACTCAAGAAGCGCAAGTAATACCTGATGAGCGTGTAGATGCTATTAATGTTGTAGAGCAAATAGCAGAGCGAGCTTTTGGAGCTCGTGATTACAAAATCATTATGCGCTTTATCCAAAGCGACGCAGCGCTCAACCAAGCAGACATTGCTCGTGAGTTTAATATTAGTAGACAGCGAGTTAATCAGATTGTTGGGGCTGCGAAGGGCGAGGAAACTTTTGGTGAGCAAATCGAACGTCGTGCAAGAGAGTCATGGGGGCCTAAGTTCCTGTTCTCTGCTCGTGCCATGGGGATGTCAGAAGCTGAAGTCCGTGGTTTGTTTGAAACAATCCAAGCCTCACAAGAAGAAACTTCCCTTACTGCTCAACAACAGCAAGCTAAAGCTTTATCCGAAGGCACAACTGAAGATACTTTATTAGGCAAAGAAGCAACTGAGTCTGATTTAGAAAGCGAAGAAACTCGTACCCTTGGTATGGAAGAAACTGCTGATACTGAAAAAGGTGCAGCTGGCTATCGAGTGTTCACTCCAGGTGTTAGTGGAGAGACTGGTATTGAAGGTGCGTCAGCTACCAACCGTGCTAAGTTCAGTAAGAAAGACATTAAGAACATGTCTGACGATCAGTTGCAGAATTTAGCTGCTGATGAAGATACTACCCCTGAAAGACTAGATGATATTGTTGAAGAACTAATTCGTCGTCAAGAAGTACGTGCAACTAAAGGAGAACCAAGTGCCGTTCAAAAGCCAAGCGCAAAGAGCGTACCTGTACGCAAACAACCCGAAGGTAGCGAAAGAGTTCGAAAGCAAGACACCGAAAGGGTCGAAGTTGCCCGAGCACGTAAAGAAGGCCAAACCGACGAAGAAGCCGCAGCAGAAGCGTGGAACGAAGGCATAAAAGATTTCCCGCAAGCTCCGAAGTTTGCAGACTTAACTAAAGACCAGCAAGAAGACTGGGTTAGCTTTGGTGAAGAGAACTGGACAGCTGAAGATGTTAAGACTGAGCTAGTTAAATTAGCTAAGCAAGAAGCAGCCGGTATCGTAATAAATAAAAATGCCAGCAATCAAAAGGGTAAGAACATTGCTACTCCTGAGCAAAAAGAGTTTTTAGCCTCCCTCGATTACTCTGAGTCATTACCTGATGTAGACGCGAATGGTAACCCAGTAAATCTCGGTGTTGCTGTAACTACGTTAGATGTATTACAAAGCAAATTCCCTGGTATTGCAAAAGCCGTTGATGCTGTGTCTAGCGTCCATGAGCATTTACTAGATGCTATTACTAGCGTTGGTGTCGTAGATTCCTACGATTTTGGTGCAGCCATTGCCACAGAAATAAAAGCCGATGGCAGAGTAGTTAACTGGTTAATGATTACCAAGGCTACTTTAGAGACTTCTATCCCTGGCTCACAGACATTTACCATTCTCCATGAAACTGGCCACTTAGCGGATATGTCTGGAAACGGTGGGGCTTACTCTAACCATCCAGATCTAAGTGTTCGTAAAAAAGGCAACGAGTTCATCATGCAAGGCACTGTAGCAAAAGAGCTATTCGCCTTCTATGAAAAGAGCAAAGAAATTGATGCCGCCACTTTACTCGCTTATCCATTTGAGGATATGGCGACAATGGATGCAAAAGAGTTCCAACAAGAGATGTTTGCTCAGTTATGGGCTTCGTACTACAATACAATTCTTTCCGAACAGCTACAAGCTGGCGCACCAAACGCATACAAATTTATTGAAGAGGCATATAACCATGCAGAAGAAAAACGATCAGTCGTCCCAAGCTCAGCGACAGCCGCAAGGACAAAAGCAGCAATCATCGAAACCACGTTTAAAAATCGCTATAAAGGATCCGGTGTTCAAGGCTCCAGCGGACTACTCAAGCAATCTGCGCAGCAAGTAACAGTAGTTAGAAAAGTTAAAAACTTAAAAGAAGCACGTGAGCAAGCTAAGAAACAAATTGATAAGCTGCCAAAAGAAGTAGCTAAGCCTACTAACTATGTAGTAGATACCATTGAGCATTTTGCGCAAAAAGCCTTGCCTTACTTCTCATTTACTGAAGACTTGGCTGATATGGCTGCTAAATATATTAAGTCAGCTAAGACTTATGTAAACCTTATGAAGGAAAAGCAAGCTACTCGAACTCGTTTAGAGCGTCAAGTGGATGACATCTTGCAAGCCTACGATAAACTGCCAAATGAAGTTAGAGGCACTGGTGATAATAGCGTTAATAAGTTCTTGATGGACTCTACTCGTGATGGCAAGTGGGCATACAACCCAGGCTGGATTAAAGACTTTGATGAGAAGAAAGACATCGATGAGGATATGAAGGCAAAGTTCGATGCTCTGCCTATTCCAGCTCAGAACTTAGTGCAACGTGTATTTAACCACGGTCAAAGCACATTACTGGCTATGCAAAAAGCTGTTATCGATAACATCACTTCTGAGTACGATGCATTGATTGCTGATGCTAAGAAGGCTGGTAAAGCTGACGAAGAACTTGATTTGGTTAAAAAGAAAGCAGCTAGCTTAACTGATTACCGTACCTTAATGCGTCTTAATAGTAAGACTCCATATGCTCCATTGAAACGATTCGGTGACTATGTGGTTGTTGGTAAGTCCCAACAGTATATCGATACAGCAAAAGTGATTAACGATGAGAACGCTGATCCTGATGTACAAGCGGAAGCTCGTAAGAAGCTACGTGAACTAGAAAAGAACGACCTTCATTACTTCGTGCAGTTTGCTGAGACTGTGGGTGAGGCTAAGGCCATTGCTCGTACTGAGGCAAATAACTATGCACAAGTAGAAGACTTTGAGAAAGATACCAGCGATAGCTACGGTGGTCGTGATGTTCAGAGTACTTTCCATCGTTTGCGTAACCTTGTAGAAGACACTAAAGACTCTAACCTAGGTGATGCATCCGAGCGTGCTGTTAATCGTTTGTTGGCTGATCTGCATTTGACATTGTTATCTGAGCAGTCTGCTCGTCAGTCTGAGCGTCGCCGTCGTGGTATTGGTGGTGCTGAAAAAGATATGATGAGAGCGTTTGCTACTCAAGGTCGTGCCACAGCTAGCTTTATTTCTTCCCTTGAAAAGACAGGTGAAGTCTACGACGTATTGCGTGAGATGAAGGGAGAAACTGATTCTTCTGATAGCCCTGGTACACGGGCTGAGCGTCGTCAGTATTACAACGAGTTTATGAAGCGTCACTTTATGGGTATGGAATACCGCCCATCTCCGTTCATGGACAAAGCTTTAAGTACCACATCTATGTGGATGCTCCTGACTAACCCGTCTTACTACCTACAGAATATGACTCAGCCGTTTATGATGTCGTTGCCTGTAATTGGTGGTAAACATGGTTACGCTAGAAGCTGGAAAGAAATGACCCGTGCTTACACTGATATTGCCAGTGTGATTAAGAAACATGGTTTGAGTGAGAATAGCTATAACAAGTTGCCAGAGGATGTTCGTGCAGTTGTAGAGGAACTAGTTAACCGTGGTCGCATCGATATTAGCTTGGAGCAAGACTTAGGCCGTTGGAGGTCTACTGAGGATTCGAAGCTAGCTAAGTTTGGTCGTGCTACTGAGTTGCTCCGTGGTATGGCTCAAGACATCGAAACAATTAACCGTGTAGCTACAGCAGTAGCAGCTTATCGTTTAGAAGCTAAAGGTTCTAGCAAGTCTAAAGCCATCGACTACGCTGACAAGATCATCTACACAACCCATGGTGACTACAGTGGATTTAATGCTCCACGCATTACTCGTCAGGGTATTGGTCGTCTTGCTACTCAGTTCCGTAAGTTCCAGTTAATTCAGATTAGCTTAATTGCTCGTTTGTATAACGATGCTTTCCAACATGAAGATCCTGCTACCCGTCTAATTGGTAAAAAGGCACTTGCTTACACCATCGGGCACACTGCAGTTATGGGTGGTTTGATGGGCTTACCTGGTTTTGCCGCAATAGCAGCGCTGTATGGAATGTTGTTTGGAGATGAAGATGAGCCTGATAATCCTGAGCTTGCTTTGCGTCGGGCTATCGGTGACGATACTATCGCTGATTTGCTGGTTAAGGGTGTACCTGCTGCCTTAGGTGTGGATGTTTCCGGTAAGCTAGGCATGGGTCAGATGCTTTCTATCCTGCCATATACAGACGTTAAGTTCACCCGTAAAGATTTACCACAAGCAGGATACGCACTTCTAACGGGCCCATTTGGTGGGTTAACTCTCAAGGCTGCTGATGGTATGAACTACATTGGGTCTGGGGATTACCAGAAAGGGCTAGAACAGCTTCTTCCTTCCGGACTAGGTAACCTATTAAAAGCTGAGCGTTTTGCCACTGAGGGCATCACTACGAAGGCTGGGGATGTGGTTATGAAACCTGAGGATATTGGGGCTGTAGATGCCTTTATGGTTGCTTTAGGTTTGCCAACCAAGCCGATCACCGATAGAAATTTCTTAAATGCCGCTAAATTCCAGTACGATGAGTTCTATAATGAGAAAACCAGCGACATCAAACGTGAGTACGTACGTGCGTATAAAGAAGGCGACAATGTAGCTCTGCAAGAATCTAGAGAAGCTTGGAAAAAACTCCAAGAGTCCCGTGTCCAAAATGGATATTCAAGACAGCCTTTGTCTAACTTATTAAAAGCACCACAAGAGCAGAAGAAACGTGAGCGCAATGTAACTGGTGGAGTTCAATTCAACAAGGTTAATCGTGGCTTTGTTAAGAAAACATCGGAGTTATAAAATGTCATTGCCTAAAGTGTTGCGGATAGTAGGGAAGAACTACGCAGTAGAAACTATGAAGCTTGGAGATGATTATGGTGAATGTAATGACCAAACGCAGACGATTAAAGTCGCAGAAGGTATTGCCCACGGGATGGAACGAGATACCCTCCTCCATGAAGCCATCCATGCTATCGACTACTGCATGCAGCTTAAAATGTCTGAGAAACAAGTTTGTGGTTTGGGAACTGCAATATATGCCTTATTTGCCGATAATCCTGAGCTAGTAAAATACATTATGGAAAAGCCAAAGAAACATGTGGCTAATCCAGTTAAAACCCCAGTAGCAGCAAAGAAGCGTCCAACTACAAGGAAGAAGTAATGGCAACTAAAAAAGGCGTTAATCTATCTGTCGGTCGTGGCGAGAAGTTACCAGTATCTAAAGGTGCTGGGCTGACTGCCAAGGGGCGGGAAAAATATAATCGTGAAACTGGCTCTAACTTAAAAGCTCCTCAGCCTGAAGGTGGTGCTCGCAAGAAGTCGTTTTGTGCTCGTATGTCAGGTATGCCTGGCCCGATGAAAGATGAGAACGGTAAACCGACTCGTAAAGCTGCATCACTCAAACGGTGGAAATGCTAATGGAACTGAGCCTATATTTTATTAAAGGTTTTATGGTGGGATTTGAAATGGTCGATTCTGATGACTATGGAAAGTTCATAGTGCTAGACCTAGGGATAGTTCGATTCTATCTTGAATACGGCATCGAAGATTGAAAAAAGCCCCCGGAATTAACCGGGGGTTTCAATTTGTACTACAGGAGACGCTAACATGGCAGTGCTAGCACCTAGATAGTACCTTAAATATTGACTACTGTGCTACCTGATTGAACTGGTGTGGATGTGTGTAGGGTTAGGTTGGGAGCAGAACCCACTACGTTTTCCAACTTGTTCATGTCAATTACTACGCATCGGGTGTTACCCGTTTTAATTGTTGTACCTCTTCCAATGGTGAACTTATCCTTCCAGGTCACCAATAGTCCTGCTTTCTGTGCATACTGCAACACAGTCTCTTCGTCAATCTGATGGTCTTTACACCATTTAACAAACTCGTTACGGCATAAGAACAACTTGCCAGCTAACTCATTACCTTTGGACGATTGATTACCTTGGATATAACGACCTGCTGGAATGGCATTACTACTGAACCTAACTTGCTCAGGCCCTCTACCATCATTACGGTCTCTATATTCCACAGTAGAAATAATCCGTGGAGATAACTCAGTAAGCATCGTATTAAGCGCTGACTCAGGGGTAAGCGTATTGTTCTCAGCCACAGACTCAGACAACTGCTGAAATAACTCTAATGTATAGCGATACAAGGCTTCAAAGTTAAAGTTTGTAATCCCTAACATATTTGTTATCTTAATTGCAGTAAGCGAACAGATTGCGTGGTTTCGATAAACACGATACTTAGTATCAGGAATATCTACTTGTAAGCGTGTACCTAGTGATGTAATGTCTTCGATGATTGTGTCTAGATGCTGTACAACGTATCTAATGTATTTATCACCTGCTGCACCACGGTTTAGCTCAATCAGCTTACGATTCGGTTCAACTTCCTCAACCTTCAGGATAGTCTCAGGATACTGGTCAATCTTAATCTGAATAATACGTACCGCTTCAGCTTGAGAGTTCTGATTAACCTGAGCTAACTTACCATGTAAATCAGAGTTAGCTGTTGCATATGGACTCATCGCCCACGATAAAGACTCAGTGAATCTAGTACCAGCTTTACCAACACGCAAACGCTCTTTCTCATGACCCATGGAAATCTGATAAGACAAATCCTTCAACTGATATGGGTCAAGTAATGTCAACTCATCCATGAGGATTGGGAGATTCTTAAATGCAGACATAAACGCATATCGTGCATTCATTGTCGAACCGCCCTCGCCAGATAACTGGAGTCGCTGTGCATCACCGAAAGCGTAAAGCATCGCATTACACACAGTAGTTTTACCCTTACCTGAATCACCACCAGTAACTGCCATCATCAAACCGTAATACTGAGAGTCAACAAATGGACTAAGTATTGATCCAAATCCTGACGCTATGATGTACTGCATAGGCTGCATACCAGGTCTGCCATATAGGAAGTTAAGTGCTTTTGCATAGCCCTCTGATGTTCCAATAGGAGCAGGTAATGCGTTTACCTTGTCTGCTGCATAGCCGCCGATGAGAACCTTACGAACTGAACCGTCTTGATGATAAAGTCTATCCCCAACTAAAAACGCTTGATTGTCGTAATGCCAACCGAAGGTAGTTAGTGTGTTAAGTTCTTCAGCTTCATTTTTCAGCTTCTCTAGATAATCTCGTAAGTAGGCTGTCATATGGTTTGTTGAATCTTTGTTAGTTGTTGCTACGATTTCGTAATCGGATAAAGCCTCCGATAATTTTTGTGGTGAAGCTAGTAAACCTGTCGGAATGTCAAAGTCTCTAGTCCGTTGGTCAGGCAAATGTAAACGCATACCTAAAGCAAATGTTCCGTCTTCCTTACGAATACGATGGATTGGATAGAACAATGTCTTAGTAAACGGTAACTGATGGAGAATGTCGTCTTTATCTTCTAACTCACGAACCATTACACCATCAATGTATTTGTAACCCTGTGGGAATGGTGGGACTTCTACTTCCATTGTTTTGCCATCAACTACAGCTTCGATGACTAAGTCTTTCTGTTGCTCACTTACACGACCAAGAACCATAGGGGTCTTAATCTTGCCCTTACTTGAACAGCCGTCACAACCCTTTGGATTGCACTTAGAGAAGAACTCGCATGTAGCTGGTGGAGTTGACCAAGTATCTAACTTAGCTTGTGTAGCCTCGTAAGTGTAATGTTCGTGTCCACTGCTCCATTCATGAGCTAACTCATCGCCTTCGGTGCAATGCTTAATAATCCCAATGACACCACGCCAATGGTCATAACCAACATCGCCACGCATATCTCGCATCTCTGCGACTTGGTTGCATCTTTCAGCAACTTTAATAGCTGATACTGGGATCGAAGCGTTAGGACTAATATGACCAAGAAGATCAGCATTGGCATCTAGCATCTCCTGAGAAATAGCTGGTGTTGGTTTAGGCGGTTGTTGAACTGGAATGTCTTTAACTAAATCCTTAATTAAAGCTGCTAAATCTTTCGGACTAGTCTCAACTGCAAGCTGTTTACATACAACTTCCTTAGGCTGACCCTTCTTGTGGAATGAGCCAACTGGTCTAAGAATAGATGCGAAGTCCGCAGTTCTTGATGGGTCTACTAAAAGTCCGTGATGCGCAAATAAGGATTTGAGTGCATATGCAAGTCTTTGCCAAGTGTCTGAACTAATAGCAGTACTGAGGGGCCAGTAACAATGTATTCCGTTTCCAGAGTCGATAAACATTGGGCGTGGGAAGCCGGTCTTGGTACAGAAGTTAACAATAGCCGTTGCCGCTTCCTTCTTGGTAGCATAGCCTTTACCTTCGGATGCTTTATCTTCGCCACAGTCAATGTCGGCCCAAAATGCTTTTGCTTTGTTCCAGTTTTCTTTAACACGGTATTTCTTCTTTCCATCTTTTTCAACAAATGCACCGTTAAATGCAGCACATGCATGATAGGTGCTCCATGTGGGATTAGTCTGCTCGATTTTAGCTACGGCTTCAGCCATAGATTCAAGACTGTCAAATGCTTTGTGAGCAGGTGCGTCGAACCCAGGCTTAAATAAAGCGAGAAAATAAGTCCCTTCGGCGGGTAGTATCGCCTGAAAAAACTCTAGGGTGTTCATTTAAACCCCCGTAATGATGGAGGACTGAGAACCTTTAGATGCTTGAATACCGATGTCAATTGTTTTAGAAATATGTCCGCCAACAATCTTCATTAGTTCTTCAGCTTGGAGAGTGTCTTGTACTGAATCTACAATCGTCCGACCAATTAATTCTGATAAGCCGAGAATAATCTCGCCTCTGTTAAAACCTTTATCTGCCAAAATCCTACTTGCTTCAATCGCCACGCCAGCGACCTTGCGTTGTTCTATTTGTACGTTCATTTATTGCTCCCAATTAGTATATCGGTCTCTCCCGATTGTCACGTCTAAGCAGATTACCCTGACGTTTTAGGCTATTCCCCGTGAAGGGGTGGAAGTATTATGGGGGCTGCTGCCCCATCCATCTGCTAGAGATTAATCATCAAAATTCAAATCGTCTAGGTTCAGGTCACCAAGCTCTACGTCAACTGGATTAGCTTTTACTGTAGCTTTAGGGGCTACGAACTCTTCCTCAACTGGAGCTGCTTTAGGCTTAGCTTTTGCTACTGGCTTTGGAGCTTCTTCCTCTTGAGGTTCTTCTTTTGGTGCTGCTAGCTCAGGGGATGGTTCTGCACTAAAGCCATTACCAGTGATGTTCTTAACGATGTCGCTATTCGCTACTTCTTGAACTACTCCAAACGTTGCATCATCTAATAAGCCAACTGGTTTAAACAATAACTTCGGTGTAGCTGAAGCCAAGTCAAAACTGATCTTAGTAACCGCAGCGTTGTATGGTACACCACGTTTTGCACATGCAGTACCAAGCTCACCTAATGCTTTAATGGAAGCTGGTGGAACACGCAACAACATTGGGTCGTTTACTTGGTCAGGTGGTGCAATCGCAATACGTACTGAATCTTGGCATGCCTTACCTTTACCACCGTTCTCACCAATCTTTGAACCCCACTGGTTATGTGGGCAGGCTTGGCAAGACTTAGCTTGTGGATTCTTAGAGCCAGCGTCAGGGCGGTCACCGTTGTTTGAGAAGCAATCAGGCTTAGCTTGTTCACCTTCTTTGTATCCGTTGAGGTAGAACACTTTTGATGTGCCCTTATTCACCTTAACAATAACTACGTCAATAGATGTAGCTGGGCTGTCAGGGTCTTTTGGATTAGGTAGAACAGTCTTTTCGTCACCACGGGATAAAGTAAATACTTTACCTTTGATACTCATAATGGGAAAACCACTACTTGCATGTGATGTAAGGTCTTGATTTAATTCAGAAACATTGATTGATGTTAGATATGCTGGTAACTTACCAGACTCAAAAGCGACAATATTTGCCATTTGTATTTCTCCTGTAGGGATATTAGGTTACTACGATCTTTTAATATTTACAACACGTTCTTGACGATAATTAATTCCAGGGGGTAAATCCCCATTAGCGTCCTTGTACTGCTCAATAGCTAGCTTTGCTGCACGTACTTCCATCAGAGACCACTCTTCATTTTCTTTGATAAAGTTCATAAAGGTCTCTTTGTCCGCTACGCTAGCGGTACTTCTAGTCGATGAGTACGCAGTTCCAAACTCAGTTTTGCATGAGTCCATACCTGTTTGTTCAAA